AAATAAATATAAAAATAAATATGAAAAATAAAAAATTAATATTATTAGTTGACGGCGATAATATTTTACATCAATCTTTTCACAAATTTGAAAAACTTAAATCTACAGATGGTAAACCGAGTGGGGCAATATTCGGATTTTTCAAATCTCTACATATGTATCTTACAAGGTTCGAACCAGATGAGGTTTATGTTTCATTTGATAATGGTCATTCACCAGTAAGGATGGAGTTATTACCAAATTATAAGGGACATAGAAAAAATATATCTGTAGATTACGAATCATTGCAAAAGCAAAAGGCAATTATAATGAAAATGCTGGGTATGCTAAGAATTAATTATATCTTCGATAAAAAGAAATCTACAGTATATGAAGGAGATGACTTCTTAGCATACCTTGCAATTAAAAAATTCCAATCCGAGAAAATGATACTCATATCTTCAGATAAGGACTTTAATCAGTTGCTATCAAATAACCTGAGGATATATAATCCCAGAAAAGATGAGATGATAAGAATGGATAACTGCAAAGAATTATTCGGTTATCATTCTCATGAAACGGTAGAGTACCTTGCAATGGTTGGAGATACCTCCGATGATATACCAGGGTTCCCGGGTATAGGCCCAGTAAAGGCAAGAAAAATCCTTGATGAGGGTAGAATTGAGAAGTTTATTGCCCAGAGTAAGAATAAAGAATATCTTCAAATATGGAAAAGGAATGAACAGTTAATCGACCTTTTCTGGTTTGTAAGACATAACCCATTGGATAAGTTACCAATTAAGTCAAAGAAGAAGTTTAAGTATGAGAAATTCAAAGAACTTTGTATCGAATACTCTTTAGCATCATTTTTGACAAATGAATTTATAAAACCATTTAAAGCATTACATCATGAGTAAGAGAATTATGTTTGTAGGTCCCTCTGGTATAGGGAAGACTACTTTAGCACAAGCTGTAGCTAAGAAATATGATATACCCTTCATATCCGGCAGTATGTCAGATTTATTGCCAGCTACTAAAGGTATATCACATAATGAGTTGTTATCACTTGGTTCCGAAGCAATGTATAAATCCGATTTTCAATTGTTAAACATGAGAAACAAGCTATTCAAAGATAAAGAGAACTTTGTAACTGATAGAAGTTATGCAGATTTAGCGGCTTATTTCTGGTATAAACAATCAAGAAATATACCCGAATGTGAAATGGAGCATTTCTTTTGTCAATGCCAGGAACTGATGGAAAACCAATGCGATTTAGCAATATTTCTACCCTTAAATTTGTCTAACTACAAGGATTGGCCAATGGAGGATAATAAGAAGAGAATTATGAACAGATTCTTTCAAGTTCAAATATCTTCCATCATGAGTGAGTTACTTGCAAATTGGGAAATACCAACAGTATGCGTAGAGAACCTTGATTTTTGTACTAGACTAAACCAGATATGGTATCATATTGATAGGATATGGGAAAAGAAGTAATAGCAATAGCCTTCTCGGATTTACATATAAACCTATGGGCTAAGTTTAATGAGAACAATCACAGGACCCTGAATAGTTTCAGGGTTTTGTCGATTATACGGAAATTATGTAGAAGGTTTAACTGTCCTGCATTATTTTGTGGAGACTTATTTCATAAGGCCGAAACAATGGACCAAGAATTAGCAGAGATATGTTATAATGAACTAATCGAAGGATTTTGGATATATGCCATATCTGGAAATCATGATATTAAGAAAATAAGTAAGGTTGGTACTAAACCCTTTAGCTGGCTTTATCAAGTAGAGAAGTATGGTATCATGATATTAGATTATGAAAAAACCCAACTATCTTCTACACATAAAGATATTATGGTATATGGGGTTCCTTATATTGATAATAACGTGGGTCTAAGTGAATACTTAAAGAAGTTAGAATTAGATAAAAGTAAAAAGAATATTCTTTTACTACACACCGATTATCCTGGTGCAAAAGATACAGATGGTAGAGAGATAGATTCCGTAGAAAACTTAAATGTAAATGTTCTCAATAAATTCGATTTAGTATTATGTGGTCATATACACAAACCTCAAAGATTATCAAAGAAGGTTTATATGATTGGGGCACCTAACCATCAAAGGAGAACCGATAGAGATTGTGAATTAGGGTATTGGAAAATCTATGAAGATTTGTCTCTGAAGTTTGTACCTTTGAAAAATTTCCCAAAGTTCATCGATGTAGAAAGGGAAGAGGATATTAATGATGATGGCAATTATTATACGGTAATCCCTCAAAAAGCTAGTACTCCAGTTAATAACAAACATAAGATTACTAAGCAACTTTCTAAGAAGTCTCTAGCAAAGAGATACCTAAGAGAGAAAGGTATTAAAGATGAGGTTAAAACTAATCTATTAATTGAAACACTTAAAAAGGCTGAGTCATGTTAACGTTCTTAAACTTAGAGGCAGAAGGATTTTGTTCAATAGAATCCTTACATCTACAATTAAACCCCACTTGTACCATACTTATCAAGGCCCCAAATGGGAAAGGGAAATCAACTATTCTCTCTGCCTTGGTATGGGCAATATATGGGAAAAACCTAAAGGGTGTTTCTGAGGTAAATACTTGGAAGCAAGTAAGGCCTAAAGATTACAAGGGTACTAAGGTACAAGTATATTTTCAGAAAGATTCTCATACATATAAGATAGTTAGATGTCAAAAGTATGATGAAGTACTTGAGGATGGTGCTAAAGGTAAAGACAGACTTATCTTCATGAAAGATGGGGATATAGTTGATATCAAAGGGAAGGGGAAGATACAAGATTTTATAAACCGAGAGATAGGTTTATCATATACTCTGTTTATGAACTCAATCATGTTTGGTCAGGGTATAAAAAGACTCATACAAGAATCTAATTCTGATAAGAAAAAGATATTCGAAGAAGTATTTGACTTAGAGTTCTTAAACCTTGCTAAAGGCATTGCATTACAAGATAAAAATAACTTGATATCTCAAATAAACGAAGTAGAGCATGAGTCTCAAATGCTTAAGAAAGAATTAGAGGCTAATAAGGAGGCTTACTTCGATATGAGAGATAGAGAAAAATCCTTCAAGCAAAAAATTAAAGAAGAAAGAAGAGAGTTAAAGCAAGATAGGGAAAAGCTAACTAAGCTACTAATTGAAAAACAAAAACAAATCAAGGATGAAGTAGATGCTTCGCTTCAGATAAAGATTAAAAAACAAAATGAACTAATCCTTGATTTGAGGGGTAAGATAAAAGATGCCAAGAATTTATCAAATGTACCTCTTAAGAAAGTAATTAAAGAATTAGTAATACAGTTAGAAGAAGGTCACTACAAACGTGCATTACGTGATGCCAAATCAATATATAAAGCGTTCTCTGACCTTGATAAATACGATAAGGAGTATCAGGAGGCATTAGAAAGGTTGGAAGAACTTAGTAGTGTAAATGATAGGTATAAGAAATTAAAATCAGACTGTGATGATATTGCTTCTGATATTGCTTCTATTGACGAAGACCTGGCTAAGCTCAAGCAAGAAAAGCTTAAGGTTATGTCTCCAAAGTATAAACAAAAACTTAAAGAGATTAGGAAAAACTTACGGAAGGTTGATGAGGACTTTCATAATAAAGAATTAGAGTTAGAGAATTATAACTGGTTAATTAATGACCCATTGGGTAATAATGGGATTAAGGCTTACCTATTTGATTCATCCCTTGAGTTCTTAAATAAATGCCTTGATAAGTATTCAGAGGTATTGGGATTTAGGATTGAATTTAATATTGATTTGGGCACTGCTAGAAAAGAATTTGTTACTCTTATTGAAAGAGATGGGATGATTATAGATTACGATGAACTATCGGGTGGCGAGAAACAATTGGTCTGTGTAGCAATGGCTTTTGCAATGAATGAGGCTTTAACTGCCTCTAAGGGTATTAACTTAGCATTCCTTGATGAGGTATTTGAATCACTAAGTTCAGATAACATAGAAATAGTTACTTCCTTAATACGTTACATATTCAAAGAGAAAACTTTATTCTTGATAACCCACTTAGATTCTCTTCCTCTAGGTAATACTAAAATTTTGCAAGTGGAAAAGACCCAAGGCCTGAGTAGGTACCAATTACTATAATGGTATATAAAATACAATACACCATTATATTATGAACTCTAAGAATAAAGGAAATCGATTCGAAAGAAAGATAGGTGCTTGGTTTACAAAATGGACCGGATACAAATTTGAAAGGAATAGAGCGGGGAGTGGAGCTTGGCATTCAAACAAGGACTCCACTTCCGATTTAACCTGTACTGATGAAAGGCATGCTCATAGATGTAAGATATCCATCGAATGCAAGAATTATAAAGAGATTAAGTTTGAACATCTACTCTTAGGTAATAAGGGATGCGATATACTGAAATTCTGGGAACAAGCTTCTAAGGATGCAAAAAGAGCAAATAAAGTTCCCATACTCTGTATGAGATATAATTCAATGCCCTCAGAAGAATTTTTCTTTGTAGTTGGAAAGGATTTATCTTCCGTATTCTATAAACCACTATTCGATAAAGCCAATATTATGGTAATCGATGTACCAAAGATAGGTGAGATTCTTTATGTATTCATGGCTAGTGATATACTGAAGAATGTAAACTATAAGTTAGTACATAAGCAAGCTAAGTTAATTCTTAAAAACCAGTAACCCATGAAGAAGCATACCCCATACTCATATTGTATATTTTACCTTGAAAGGAAGTACTGTGATAAAATCAATAAAGAACTCAAAGAAAAGGGGTATGACCAAATCAAGGCAATTATTCCTATGGTAAACGTATTAAGAAAAACCACAAAAGGTAAGATGGTATTCGAAGAAGTACCAGTATTATTCAATTATGGTTTTATGAGAATGCCCACTAAATTAGCATTCTCAAGGCCCTTTCTTAATAAGTTACGTAGGAATATATCTGGTATCAGAACTTGGTTACGTAATACCGAGACAATGCACCCAAGAAAGAAAAAGGTAAGGATTGACAATGCAGAAGACTTTGATGATTTCTCTTTAGTGGCTACTTGTAGTAGAAAAGAAGTAAGGCGATTTAAACGTATTGCTAGAGAGAATAAGAAGTTTTCAGTAGATGATTTAGTCAATGTAAAGCCTGGAGATTACTTAGTATTACGGGGTTATCCTTATGAGGGAGTAGATGCTACAGTATTAGAGGTTGACCATCTTTGTAAAAGAGTAAAAGTTCTTATATACCCTGAAATAAGAAGAATGGAAGTATGGTTACCTTTTGACAACGTTATCTATAGTGTATATTTAAATCATGATCCAGATAAGCTTTATGCTAATTCTGGGGAATATGACCCTAATCAGATAACCAATGAAGCAATTGATAGTATAATGAGATATAGGAGAATTTAATATTATGAACGAAGCTCAACAAAAAGCCTGGAGTTGTTTAATTGATAAAGAACAACAATCATTATTCCTTCAACTATCAGAAAGTAAATCTTCATGGGAAGCTGGTGAAATTTTAAAGTTATCTCATTACAAGTATCTTGAAATCCGGGAACGGTCAGAGAAATTCTTTAGGCTATTCTCGGATTTTTTTGAGAAACACACTTCTATTTTTCGACCAGATTGCCCCTGTGAGAGGAATTTCCAAGATTATATGGAGGGATGTTTAGAGAAACGATTAAAAAGAAAAGAAGCAAGCTTATTCACAGGAGACTCAGCTCAATTACTCCCAAAGGTAAACTCTAAAAATATAGAGAGAAACATGAAGAGGTTAAAGGAGTCTGAGGATGAATGGGACATAGACACTCTAAGATTAATTCTTGAATTTGATAGGTGGAATAACTTTAGAATACTTCCAAGGATGCTACAACAGCCATCTGCATTTAAAAGGCGGTCGAATAAGAAGGATAAGATATATATCAAGTATCTTCTTAATAGAGTACCGGATTGGATGCACAATAAACTCAAGGAAAGGTTTAGGTATAAAGTAAAACCAGGAAAGAAAAAGTATTGGGTAGCTTTAATATCTGAGGACCTATATACCGATGGTTATCTATTGTTACCAGTAAGACCTTTGGATGAAGTAGTAGATGAATTTAGTAGATTCTACATGTATGTATTTAAAACTAAAGATGATGCTGATACCTTTGGTTTTATGGTATCTAAGTTCATGATTAAAACCGAATCTGTTAAGCTTGGACAAAAATTCTGGCCAGAGTACCGTTGCTGTGTGGAAAAAGCAGTAAACTATAATCAAGTGAACAACATAGAATTCAATATTAAGAAATTGGATATGGCTTATAACACACATATCAAGAGAAAGCATAAAAAACCTAAATCCACTGCTGCGAACCGAGCAAAAACCTCGGATTTTTATAAAAATAAATAGAGAAATAAGATAAGATTAAATTATTTATTCTTATATTTGCAAAGAAAATAAATGAATACTTAAAATATTAAGGATATGGCAAAAAAGAGTAGAAAAGACATGAAAGCTCCATCCAAGGAGAAATCAAATTTCCTTGGTGCTTCTGGGAGAAACATGACTTATAAGGATTTAAAGAGAAAGGCTATCATATTAGGGATGCCTTTCCCTGATGCTTGTTCTGCTGGGGTATTTGACTTATTACATTATATCAATGTATCAGAAGAAAAGCCCGATAAATCGTTAATTGATAAATATGACGATTGGATGGATAAGCAATTAGAAAATATTGGGTATTCGAAAGATGACCCATTAAGAAATTCTCGATTAAGGCTTGGGTTTCTCGGAGAAGAAGGGGAAAATGGGCAAAGAAGAACCAAACGAGTTCCTGGGATAAAGAAACCTCGAGAAAAGAAACCACCAAGAGAGAGGGATGAATTTAATCTTATCAAGGGTACAAAGAAATCTTATGTATTCGAATTAACTGCAAAAGGTTTTGAACTTGATAGAGTTATTCGGAGAATGAAAAAGAAATTCCCCGAAGCAAATGAGAAATCTATCAATCTTTGGTATAGAATGGCAAAGAGGAATATAAATGGTAAAACTAAAGGAAAGTAACAACGGACCCATACGACCAGATAGGTATTATATATGGACTTGGAGACCAGATACCACCAATAAGATTGTTACTGAAAAGAAATTATATAGGAAACATCTAACCGGTATACCATACTTTACTAGACACCAAGTAAAGGTTACCTTAGTTTATCTTTATGGTGTAGATGTTCTTCAATATATCCATATAATATCTGGGAGGAAACTTATAAAACAAGGCATTAGAGAATTATCCGATATGAATGGTAAACTTCTTAAAAAGGGTAGTACTAAATTCTGGTTTAAGGGTAAATTCGTAAAAGCAAGGAAGTTCATAATGCCCGATGAATATCACATAGATAAACACCGACGAAGAAGATTTATGGTACAAATGCACCGAGTCTTTAAGTCTAAAGGAAAAAAGGAATTCAATGAAAGGTACTCAATCAAACTCTATGGACAACGGCAAGGCATATCTCCCAAGTATACAAGGCAAAAGAGATTACAAATCAATCTTGCTATCCTACAGGATTTACAACAGGCTGAGTCAAGAGGAGAAAAATAAATTCAATCTGTTATTCTTGCAGTATCCTCCATTGGTAAGTTCATTGGCTTTATATTTAAGAAAGAAGATGAACATCCCAATACAAAAGGTACTATTTATCAAAGCACAAAGGGATATGCTTGAAATATTCGATGAGGCATCACTTAAATTTTTAGGGTATTTGCCTAAAGAAAGGTTTATTAAGAAGTCTTTATTATTTCAAGGGTTTGTTCCATTAGAGAGTATTAAACTTAGAAGGTCTTATGCTTATATAATGACAAATAGGATGATAGAAAATAAAATATGGGTCTACCCAATTCGATTATCCGATAACTATAAAACAATGATAAAAGGGAAATACAAATCCTATACCGAAGTATTTGGGAAGGTGGGTATTCCTGGGATAACTAAAATTAAATATAGCAATGAATAATAACGAAGGTTTTAAAATCACAGCACATCAACCAGCAAACCCATTTGCAGGTAAGAAGTTTAAGATAGTCACTTATCAAGGTGACAAGGAACTTGCCTCTCAGGCAATAACAATTGAATCTCAATTAGAATTAAAGATAACTCTAGATGAGATAAAACAATTCAATATTGCTCAGGAGGAATTAGTAAAATCTGGGTATACTCAGAAATCCATACTGGTAAAGAAACTTATAACAGAGTGATATAAATAAATTATTAACCAACTTAAACATTACGAAAATGGCTAAGAAGAAAAAAGAAGTGGAACTGAAAGAAGTTTCCAGAACAGAAATCAATGGTGCAATCATCATTAAGTACGAAGACGGCTCAGTAAAGATTATCCCTGCTCCTATCATGCTTTCTGCCGAAGAAGCCGAAGACCTTTTCGGTTCTGAATCGGATGATGACGATGAGGAAGATGAGGAAGAATCAGACGATGATGATGATGATGATGATGATTCCGAAGAGGAAGAAGAAGAAGAGGAATCGGATGATGACGATGAGGAAGATGAGGAAGGTGATGATGATGATGATTCCGAAGAGGAAGAAGAAGAGGAAGAACTGACCGGTGAAGAACTTGCCGAAATGGACTTCGAAGAACTTGAGGATGTCTGCGACGACAAAGACCTTGAAACTGACCCAGACGATTATGATGAAGACGACGTCGAAAAACTCCGTAAAGCAATTGCCAAAGAACTCGGTCTCAAATTGCCGGCAAAGAAAGAAACCAAAGGTAAAGGCAAGAAAGGGAAAAAGTAATCTGGTAACTGTATTCAAGATTTAAAAGAAGGTAGGGAAATTTCCCTACCTTTACTATCAACTATTAATAAACGTAGAAGTTTACTTATAATAACCATTAACTTATAAAACATTAAAAATTATGGCAACAAAGAAATCAGACTCCAAGAAGAAAGGGGATAAGGAAAAAGACCCCGAAAAAGAAGCTAAACGTAAAGCTCGTCAAGAGGCACTCAAGAATCGGCCGGCTGAACAACGCCCTAACAGCAAGCAAATCGACGTTATTGCCATTAACGACAAATCCAAGGTAATGAACTTTGGTTATCCCGTTAAGAACAAGGAAGGCTATCAGGGTGTAGTGGTTACTTCTGTATTGGTTACGGATGGCAAACCGGTATCAACTTCAGTTTCATTCGTTCCGGGAACTCTTACCGTTAAGTCTAAGAAAGGACATGGCGTTATTTGTTCTCCGAAAAACAAAAAGGCTAAGGAAGAAGAAGAGGAAGAATCAGAAGATTAATCTAGGCACATCCTAAAATAGCGATTACATATCGTCTGCAATAGTTTAAATTTCATAGAGTAACAACCCCACACTTAGGACGTTGTTCAGCCAAAAGCTCATTGCCTGTGAAGGTAGTGGGCTTTAATTTTTTATACCCATGGAAGAAGAGAAATTAGCAATTCGAAAGAATATTCGAATACTTGCATTGGATAATCTAATAAATACTTATACTGATGTACTAGAAGATAAAGAATTAAACCTGGGACCAGATGAAAGGGAACTTGCCATCAATATAATAAATGAGGCAAGAGAAATGCTATCAGAAGAAACTCAGGAAGTATCTAACCAAGTAATGCAAAGACCCAAATGGAAAAAGACTTAAGATTATTAGTGGGAAACATTAATCAAACTCTCAGAGAATTAGATTATGTTTCGTACCTTAAAAAGGTAGCTCTTAGTAAGGGTAAGAAAGGCGAATACCAATCCCATAGGTTGAAGAGTAATTATCTGAAAAGAAAACTCATATCTCTTAAAGGAGCCCTGAATAAAAAACTTCATGGGACTTATATTGTTGCCCAATTTAATTTTATAAGGGGGGAACAGAAAGAAACTTTTGAACAAACTTTTACGGACTTATCTCAGAAAGAGGTAGAAGATATACTTCAACTCGAGGCAGTTTTAAAACAATGCAGTTTAGAAATCCTAGAAATTAAAGAAATCCCAACCCAAATTAGGAAGGTATAACTATGGTATTATGTAAATAGGAAATTCAATTATTCACCTAATATAAATGAAAATGGCTAAGAAAGACGAAAAGAAAAGTAAATCGGAATCCAAGACTCCGGAACTCACAAAGGCTAAGAAAGCTTTGGATGCTTACCTTAAAGAGAACAAGTTGGACCCTACTAAGGATTGGACCAAAGACAAGAAACATGGTAAAAAGGTTACCGAACTTGTAAACAAGCTCAATAAGGAAAGAGACAAAGTTGCTGCTGCCTATCCTGAAGCTGACCAAGAGAACAACAAGAAATTGGTAAAACTCAAGGAAAAAGAGAAGAAGGAAAAAGATGAGAAGAAGGCTGCCAAAGAGAAAAAGGAAAAGAAAGGAAATGGTGGTAGAACAGCTACCAAATACGATTATCCTCTCATCGACGGCAGAGAAATGACTTCGGCTGAGAAGAAAAAATACCGTATGGAGCAAAGAAAACTTGCTTCAGGTAAGGCTCCCAAGGAGGAAAAGGAAACTAAGAAAAAGAAGGAAGAAAAGGTAAAAGAAAAACCGGCTTCCGATAAGAAAGATAAGAAGGCCAAAGACAAGAAGAAAAAGAAGGCCGCTAAAGAAGAAGATTAATAAGAGCACTTTTTACTTTTACTTATCATATTTTTGAGTATTCGTTAATAATGGTAGAAGGCCTGGCAATATAAAAATTGTTCAGGCCTTTTATTTTCTAATTAAGTCGAAAATGGAACAAGAAGTATATAAACCAAAACTTAGAATCACTACACTATCAGAGAATGGTACTCCCTTATCCGATAGGTTGGTAGATGCCTATACCGAGATGAATTCAGGTCCAAAGGTACAGCATAACGGTCCCATAAGAGTAGAAGTAACTCTTACTAATAAACAAGATATTGATAACTTCAAAGAATACTTAGATAGGTTATCTGGTACATTGCCTGCTAAGGCACCTAATGTGGGCAGAGGAAGACCTGCAGGGTCTACAACTAAGGAATTGGAATCACCAAGGGAGGATATTCTTGCAGATGTAGAAAAAATGATTGAAGAGGGTAAAAGCCAACAAGATATCATTAAATATCTTAGGGGATTGGGATTTGTATTTATCCTTACTGAAGATTTTCTATTTCACTTTCCTGGATTTGAGTTTAATAAAAAAGATGTGGGAGAAGCAACAGACAATAAGCAATATCCCAATTCATTTTCTTGGATGGCAAGATGTATCAAACGGGCTAAGGACCCAAAAGCAGATAAATTTGACCCAATGGTAATCTTTGGTTTTAGCATTCTTGGGGGACCATCGAAAAAGATTATCCCATATCTCTATAAGGAAAGGAAGAAACCATTAAGGGCCCAAGTTGGTAAGAACGTAATCTCTTTCTCTCAGGCAGAATTCACTAAACTTCCCAAGTATATGAGGGAAGATGAACGTATTAAGTTCTCTACAGAGCAAAGACAATTACTTCTAAGTCCAGAAAAGAAGCCTTCTAAATTCTTTATGCGATGGGTAGATGATGCTATCTTCCCCGACTCAATCAAGGAAAAGATAGAGGAAATCAAGAACCGCTAACACTTACCTCCGCATTTATTAAAAGAGTATTTTATATAAAATAATTTTAGTATATTTGCATAAAGAAAATTTAATTATGGACAAGGAAACAAAAGACATCGTAAAGCTCATTGCTAGTATTCAGATTGAATCACTCAACTCAATCAAAGAGGATGTTAAAAATGGGAATGACATTGCCCAAGACTTAATCAAAAAACTCCTTCAGATTGAGGATGACGAAATAATTCGAGCACTAGATGAGCACATTGAATTATACGTAGAAATGGAGAATACTCCTCAACTGATAAATATGCTAAGTGAATACCAAATGCTGGTATGCTCTCACATATTGTTCAGAATGGAAGATGAATGGGTACATACTAATTCTCAGGGAGTACTTGGTACTTGGGCAATATTCCAGAGGGCAAATCTAAAATTCCACCCAGAACTAACACTTTTAAAATTTTAATATAGACATGGAAAAGAACGAATACTTAAAATCAGTAGAAATGAACACCGGAGTCGAAATGATTCCTTGCGAATCATCTAATATTGAGGGCTTTGGTTATGACTCAAAGAAAAAACAACTTTGGGTTGCTTTTAAAGGTAATCGAGTTTATCGCTATGATGATGTACCTTATGAAATCTGCAACGAGTTACATCAAGCAGAATCAAAAGGTAAATACCTTGCAAAGAACATTAAAAATAAATTCGAAACTACAGGTTATGAACTCAGAAACTAAATTCATATTGGGCCTGGTAACCTTGGGGGCAGTGATTTACTTTATTGGTGAGAATAGAACTCATCCAGTAGAAGTGAGCACTGCTCCTTCTCGTTTTGAAAGTCCAATAACCAAGTTAATCTCTCTTCAAGATAGCATGGGCATTAAACCAAAAGAAAGGGAGCAAAAGAAACAATGGTATAAGTATAGGGTAGAAATAGAAACTATTCCAGAAAATCAAATCTATAAGATTGAGAAATCTGGATACCAGCAATATGAAGTTTCTAGATTGGGTGAAACTTATTCTTATGTAACCTACGAATTTACCTCAGACAAGGTAATGACTACTCAAGAAGCCTATGACTTCGTAAAGAAATATCCTGAAAGATGTACAAGGGTACCAAATACATCACAAGATAACATTTACGATAAATATAACGAGGATTATGAAGATTACATAAATGACCCAGAGGATGAAATTAACTATCCTCCAGAAATCTTCGACTTCCTAGCCGATTAACCTTAGCAAATATAAAAATTTATTCGATTTATTTTTGTAATTAAAATATAATGCTTATATTTGCAATAAGAAATTAAATTACTAACATTTTTAATATAGACGTTATGAAAAAGAATGAATCAAAGGTTACTAACCTGGTTGCAACTAAGGTTGCCGAACAACTTGAAGGAATTAAAAATTCTAAGACTGCTAAGGCTTCTGCTCCTAAGGCCAAAAAGACTAAAAAGGAATTGGTACAAGATGCTCAAGAAGCTGCCACTAATTTTTCCAATGCCAAATTGGTAGAACTCTCTCCTAAAACCAAAACTTCCAAAAAGGAACAGGTTGTCAAGGAAGTTAAGGAACAACAAAAACCATCCATCATCGAACAGGTAATTTCTAATCGGGAAGTTAAATACGTATACCCTGCCGATGTAGTTGATACACTTGCTCGGAAGAAATGGAGACAACAAACTCGAAACGAACTCCATCGATTGGAACTTGCAATGGCTCGTATCAAAGATACAAACTCCAAGGAATTCAAGGCTGCTGCTAAAGCATATGAGGACTTCAGAAAGAAGGTCCTCAAACCAGAACAAGTTGCATAAACCTTTATTAACCAGGTGCCCGGGATAATTACCTGGGCATCTTAATTCATACAAAATGGATTATACTATCTTCTCTGATAAAGAGATGCTTAAGCAGGACAAAGAATTGGTAGAATTACATAAACGATGTTGTAAGTCCTATCTAATCCAACATTCACTTAAGCACTCCAAGATTAAGAAGTTCTTTATCGTTTACGATTGGTATATAAATACTGATAACGTAAGGAATTTCTTTTTCAGGCCTATAAACCTTTTCATTCAGGCATTGCTTTTAGGGCAACTTGATGAAATATCCGATTACATTAATCCTAACAAAAATGGAAAACGAAAAAAGAAACGAACCAGAAAAGTATAACGTACTTTACTGCAAAGGCAAATATCAGTATAAATCTAAATATCCCCAAATAGAAACTAAACATAAGGTTATCTATGCAGGGCCAGTAGAACCAATGGCACCCATCTGGGATAATGTATCAGATATATTAAGGAAATCTGATAGAATTTGTACTGAATCTCGAAGAGAATTAAAGAAGTTAGAGGAACGTTCACAGAATAACCTTTACTTCAAGAAAAATGGTATTACTCATATAATCGTATACAAATGTTTAGAGAAATAGTTAAAGACCTATATATAGGCAAATCTAAGTTAACCATAGAATGTAACCAAAAGGAAATACCCCAAACTACTCTGGTTCAAGACATATTACAGAATACTGGATTTACGGGTAATATGCCCGACTATGGTACCTATGGTAATTTCAAGGATGGGAAATTTGAGATTACTCCAATGATGCCTAAGCATTGCTTATTTATTACTGGAGTACCCAAAGGGGCAATCCTTGATAATTTCAGAGTTAGAAGAACATATTGGTCCTCTTATTATGAGGATGATGTAAGAGGGTACTTATTTCAAATTACAGATGAAAGTATACCTCGTTTAATAATCACAAACTAAATTTATATGGAAGCAATCGATTACGTAAAATTATTTAAACTCGACCAAGAGAATTATGACTTTAAAAGGGAAGAGTTTATATCCGAATTAGGTAAAGAATTTCTAGATTATTGCCAAACTACCACAATTGGGATAGATAAAAAGACTGGCAATATATACTACTACCGATTTAGGGAAATAGTTAAGAATTTCGAAACTAAATTCTGGGCAATCTCAGAACTTAAAATAGGAGAACCATTAACTCAGAAATTATGGAATGCCTTTTTCGCTACTCAGGTAGTTCCTTTAAGGCAAAGGTTATTCCCAAAGGTTCAGAAATTAATCGAAGAGCAAAAGGGGATAACCAATAACCGTAGTAAACAAGACAAAAAACCTACGAACCATAAAAAGGCAAACTATGGCAAGGGAAATCACAGACCTGCATGGGAATAAATTTAAGGTAGGAGATTATAAGCTTTGCCTTAATATCCCCATCACTGGGAAAGGTAATTTAGTATTCACCAGGGACCTAATCTCTGGTGAACCTTTTAATTTATCAGTAAGTAAGAAAAAATATAAGGGATATTTCTATAACCTATCTTTGAATCTGTATGTAAGGTTCGATTTAGAGTATATGGGTTATGATGAAAGTTCCGATATCAGAAAATCTCATTTGTATGTCAGAAAAGGAAAATAAAATGGTAAGATTCCCAAGACCTATGGGGACTACTGCAATGGCATTAGAATATCAGAAGAACCCAAATGATGAACTTCTGATAAAGATACATAATTATATCATCAATCAATGGCTAATGGGTAATGGAGTATTATGTGGTATCACTTATGATATAAATACATTCTCATATCGTATGGGTATAGATATTAACTACATACGTGTATTTATGAGAGATAGGCTATTAAGCTCTAGAATATGGGATAAAGAAAAGGCAGAAGATTTACTACAAGCATTAATGGGAGAACAACTAGCATGGGCTTTGGAAGACCGTATGGAAATAGCCCATCAGGTTAATATCCTAAGAGAATCTCAGGGAGGGAAATATGTACCGTTTATATCTGCCGAGCTGGGAAAGGCCCTTAAATTAAAGCTTGAATCCTCTACATCTCTGCAATCAATAGTACGTAATCTTACTGGAGGAAGTACTACAAATATCTTTGCCCAATTTAATCAACAGAACAACGTAACACAGCAAAATGCAATCACCGTTGAAGAGGCACGTCAAATCGTATTGGAATCACAAAGGGTATTGGATAAACCAGAAGAGGCTAAACTATTGGAAGACAGGTATGACATTAAGTCATTACCCGAAGTAGTTGCTACTAAACAAGAAGGAGTAGATACAAGTAAAGAGGGTCTTAACCTTAATAAAGCAGAGTTAATGCAAATTACTGATGATTATAAGGGAGCTATGTCTTCATTCTCTAAAGAACATCATGAACTACGTAGAGAAATCGAAATGCGTATAGACCCAGACGAAGAAGACCCAGAGTTATATCAATATGAAGACTTTGAGGAAGAAGAAAAAGAGGATGGCTCATTTGCATCTCAATTCCTCCGAAATAGTAAGCTCCCATAGTTATATCCGGATATTGCATATTTAAAAAGAAAGAATTATATTTGCATATCAATTTTAAAATAGACAAAAATATGGAACTACCAAAGACATCTTACAAAGAGACTCGGGTTAACAAGGTTAATCAGGGTACATACTTTAAATTAAAACCAACTGATACTGCTCCAGTATGGGTAAGAGACCATTATGATAAATCATCTAAGACTTATGCTTGCCATAAGTATGATGACTCAAATCACGAAAAATTTCTCAAGGGAACAAGGAAAATATACATTGACTTTACATTTTAATCACATGAACTTATGTAGACGAAAGAGATGCTGTAGTGAACTCATTGCTATTAAAAATGGCAACTTAGTATTCAAATTGAGTAATACTCATATCAATGCTGCTTATAATACTTTACAGGCAATAATGAGGAAATCTGGTATATTCGATGAGAATCTATATTTCGATGTCTATCAGGAATATCGGAAACATTATGCTATATACGACATAGTACCATCATTGCTAAGGTATAAGATACCCTTGATATTTTCAGGTAGATACCCAAAGAAACTATTCGATAATCAGTTTACCTTTGAGGACTTGATACCTAATGCTTTGGTATATCATAACTTACCAGAAAATTTCAGATTACCCGAAAGCTTAGAGAAAATCCTTTTAGAAGTCAAGAAAAGGGTATCTGCTTATATAGACCAAGAAGATATATCAGACCAGGGTTATAGGGATTTGGTTCGAACAAATTTCGTAAAACAATGGGATGTATTTAGAAAGGACCCATCTCTTATAGATTGCTATATGGATGCTCAATTGGGCATGCTATATATGTGGGCTAGAGTAGAAAATAAAACAATAGTAAAGAACATAATCGAAAGAACTCAAGATGAACTAGCTCAAGAGTTCTTATCTAAAAATGACGAATATGGAAAATAAAGAAAAGTTTGCCTTCAGAAATGTAAACATGTCTCAAGGTGTAGAGGTAGAATTTATTAAATTGCTTACCTCATTAGAGACTAAAAGTGATGAAGATATTATTAAAGCTTTTAAAGCTCAATTATCTTCTGGAGTATTAACTTGCCATGCAGAAATGTTATCTAGAACACCAAATCAGATAATATTTCAAACATCTCAATTCAATAAACCCTATAACTTTTACAAAAACTGGGAACTATGGGTATTCTCTAATATCCTGGGTGTATGGACTCTAAATAGGTTTAGGATATGATTACAATGAAAAACCTCCAAGTAGAGGATATAAAAGATGAATGGTTATATAATGCCTTAACACAGGGCATCAAGGAATGTATAACTGCTCCAGTCCCAACAAAACCAGAACCCATTAAGAGGGCAGAAATGATACTGGACAATTTCTCTCAGGAGGGTTCTCCAGTAGTAGCTACGGTAATTGCCCCAGGCAATTTCATACAGATGATATTACCGAAACATGAGATACTTCTCTCGGTAATGTTTATCTATAAAGAGAGAAATACCTATGTACAACTCATAATACAAAAACTTGCTTATGAACGAGAAAAGATTACCACCAAGACTAATGGTTCTGTTAGTAGTACTGAAGGGTGAAAAGGTATATAAAATACCTCTCGAATCAGGAATAAAATTGGACCATCTAAAAGATTTCAATACATTGAGGAGAATCCTTACTCCTTTAGTACAACTATATCATGGAGTAGGTTTTGATACTAGACTTACTTACGATGAATTCAGTATCTTCATTAATGACCTACAACATTTGGGATATGAACGGTTAGATGAATATTCCTCGGGTATACAAGAATTAGTAGAAGCAAAACCCATTACTGAGAATGACCAAGATGTTGAGAAAATACGAAAAGGGTTACTTATCTCTCTTAAATCTCAGGAGTTATCAGAGGTATTAGCTACTAAAATAAAGCAAGCCATACATGAAGTATTTGAAAACGAAAAGAAGAAAGGTGGACTAATGAACAAGGAACCCTCTTTAGAACCTATGGAGAGTTCAATTATAAGAGAGGCTCTATATTTGCTAACTCCCCAATTACCTTAATAATTGAAAGGCAGTCTAATCCACTGCCTTTCATAGCGTGTACACATCCTCAGCCTCCCTAAAAATAAATTAGATATATTTTTCTATAAAAATAAAAATGCTTATATTTGCATATCAATTTTAAAATAGACAAAAATATGAAAACGAACTCAGTAACTTACAATCAAGCAGACGAACTAACTAAGGTAGTTCGCAATTTCTTAGAAAAGAAATCTACATTTGAACTTGACTCTGATGAACAGGGTAATCTTCTTAATTTCCTAATGGGACTCTTAATCAAACTAGAGGATGATTACAAACTCAATTGCTTGGATATAAACCAGGTACAAATCTATGATACCACCTATTATTCTTTCATTTTCGAATCAATCATAACTGCCGATACTAATCCCTATAAGGGGCAATTAGCATCTGCTGCAGTTCAATTCATGAATGAATTTACCGATAACGATGGGAGGTTCATATCATTCAATCAACTCGATAGAAACAACTGGATTTTCCAACTTAATTTCTCAATTGCATGACAAAGTATAACGTTAGTCCATTAGTTGCCCGGGAGATAGAAATCTCCACGGGCCCTATCTTTGGTGGTAGCTGGTGCCGATACTTTATTTCAATTACCCTACACCAATGCTATATAGAAGCAACATGGAAGACCCGTCCTAAAAATGATTTAGACGGGAACAAAGAAATCTTTAACTCTTTACAGGAGTATCTAGATTGGTTTGCTAATCTTAAGAAAACTTACGGAAGGAGAATATCCCGTAAACAAATGGTATATGCTGCATACGATGAAACAACACGTACCTTCAGTTACAAACCCTACGAGAATTGGGCTACAAGACGTTCTAAAGAGAAATTAAATAAGCCCAAGGAACCATTATTGGCCGATGAATTATATTAACAAAATCTTCTGGGAGGCACTCAAAACACCTCCCAGAACCTCCCTATTTATAAAAATAAAAGTAGTTATAAAAACAAGTTTAGAAATAATTTTGTATATTTGCAGTGAGAAATATTTCTTAAATAATTTTAATATAGACACGTTATGAAAGAATTAAAAAATTTAGAGGCCATCCGGGAACTGCTTGCTTCCCACCCCATTTATACTTATGATTACTCCGATGGTCTTCTCATTAACAAGGAAGCTACCAATATCCAGGTTTATTCAATCGACTTAGAGGATGAACCTTTTGCTGCTTATATCTCAGGATATATCATCACATATGCTTCAGAGGAAGTTCTCTTCGAAAATCTCCGGGAATTTATCCAAGACGATGAACAAGATGAGGACATGATATCCCAATATACCAATATCTACAATGCTATCGAAAAATGGGAATCAGATCACCGAGAAACAGAAATCTTTCAACAACTTGCAGTATCAGAATTGCTTAACCAACTAAATAAATAATCACTATGGTAAACTTATATAAATTACTCAACGTACTGGAACAGGGCATGTCTCTGTTCCAACTTAATAAATGGAAAACCGAAGGCATCTGGTATCCAATCACCCAATACAAAAAGGAATCAGACGAAATCCAGGTAGTAACTAATTTATTTATTGCTGACCAAGAACAGTATCATATCCAACTATCAGGTAATTATCCAGAAGAATTCGATGACTGGAATAACTTTCTAAAGGAAAACCAATGGAAAATCTACCCATTACTTGCAAACATAATGCAAGTCTTTTTGCCCACAGGGAACTATCAAATTATGTATACCCTATATCCACAAGGATTCATATCAGTAATTGCTAAACCCCTAAACAAATAACATTATGATTACCGAAGAACTTAAACATATCTTAGACTCATTACCTTCAGAGATACATGAACAAGCCAGGGAACTGGTAAAAACTTGGAAAACTGCCAATGACCGAATAATAAACGAAATCTTTGAACTTTCCGAAGAAGAAAATGATGAACTTCAACAAATTGCCGATGAAGCAAAAGGTAAACTATTTACCCTATTATTTGGCCCACTCTATCATCATTACGTATCTCAATATGTATTAGACCAGGACTATTTTGAAGAAGAGGAACAATTCATCGAAGACCTATCAAAATATTATAACCTATGACAGAATACATCAAAAACCAATTAATCAAACTATGCGACCATCCCGAATGGTTTAACGATATGCTAACAAAAGGGAAATTCCTGGTATCTTTTGAGGTACCAGGTCACACTAAAGAATACACAGAGGGGTTCACAGAGGAAATGGTAATCCCATACAGAACTGAGGAACTTAACCCATACCTAAGGTACCCCAACCAAGAGATAAACAACAACCACCTCCACTCCGAACACATCAGATTACAGATAAGAGAAATATTACAAATCCCACTAAGAGATATAACCATAATCGATATAATATCACTACCATGAACATCATCTATCACATAATCCGAATAATCCTATCCGTAGGAACTATCCTAACCCTCATACGTAATGAGAAAATATACCAAGCCCACAAGTACACCCACCCAACAAACAAAATAAGGTATATCATCTCACAGCTAATAATCCTAACCCTATACACCTCATCACTAATCCTGGTATCCTACACATATAGGATTATACTAAGATACATATAATATAATACTAAATCATCGTAACGATCTGGCTTCTAATCCTAAATGAAGAAGCCTACCTAACAAAGTTCATAATCCTTTTAGTATATGCCTTCATACAGGTATACCCTAATCGAATAAATACCCACAAGGTACCTGGAATAAATACCGGGTACCTCCCACACTACCCAACACAAAAACAAAACAAAATCATACTAACGCTAACTAAGGTACAATATCTACCTATCCCCTCTATAACTAATATACCATCTATTAATATAATAATACCTAATACATATATCAAGGTACCTCACCGGGGGTTTTGGGGATTTAGGCAAACAAGGCTAGGCAAACTTACCCCTACTATACAAAGCCACTCAACTCACTATATAGCCACTATACCATATAGCTCTACTACACACTTTAAAGGCAAACTCAAAAAGGCCTAAAAAGGCCTAAAAAGGCAAATAAATCCGACCATTAATGGCCCCTAAATCCGATTGCCTTGAGTACCCTTTATATGTATATATTATATAGATTGCATTCAAGGTAATTCGAAGGTAGGGGATTATATAATACAGGTATGTTATGTAGCTTCTATGTATGTAGGTAGTATAGCTTTAGTACATTGTCGATTAATGGCCATCACAATTTACCTTGATTGCCTTCACCAAGTTATTATATTATGTATTATATAATAAGTATTGGGTTGGGGAAAGGTAATCGGATTTGTGATTGGGCAATTAAAATATTAGGTTTTAGGGCTAAATGGTTTATAGGATTTAAGGCCTTCAAGGGGTATATTTAGGTAATATTCCTAGTAAGTATGTAATTTATTTGCTTAGTATTTATATTAGCATTAATTTTTGTATTCTAGGACAATTTTGTGATTTAGGGGTACCTAGATTACCGAGAGCCATTAGGTATTATATAATATATTAGTTATAGGTAGGGAAGGTAAAGGGCAATCTCCATTCATGGCCTCAAGGACTAAGGCAAATATAATTCAAGGCCCTTAATAACCTACGAAGGCAATTGAGGTTATTGCATATATAATATATTATATTTATATTTGCATTGTAATAATAACTAATTAAATATAGACGTATGAAAACAAGTATTTTAACAACTGATTTTAATTTTGCAAAGAGTATTAATCTTTCATTAATTGCTGCACCTGATGCCTATCCTTCTTATCCATCAGGCATGCTAGACTTCATTAAGCCTTACTTACAGGAACTACAGGAGAACACAATCATTCCTGATTACTTAACTCTAGTATCAATCCAAACTATCGATAACCAAGATGCCGGGGTACACATATTAACCTTTACCATCAATGACCCAGAACATTTCGATGACGATGATACTGCCGGCATCACTTGCCTTGAAGGCTTACGGTATACCTTTGCCTATGACCCAGAGGCATGCTTTGGTCAGGCACCTAAGGTAAATGAATTCGAAAACCTTTACACAGTAACAGTTCCTTTCACTTGCTAAATCACTAAGGGGTATCCATAACAGGGTACCCCTATTAATACATTAAATACAAACGTTATGAGAACAATTAATCAAATTTCAAACCTCATCATCCTTACCCTAATAAATTGCGCTAAGGATTATCCATGGGCATCCTACATTGCCAATTCACTTTCACAATTCGATTTGATATTGCCAGAACTAATGCAATCGAAAGCTAAGGAAATATCCATCTACCTTAACACAGATGATTGCCTTATGGAATTCTCATCCGAAATCCCTGACCCAGAGGAAATTGAACCCGATTCTACCTTCAACATCGAGTATATAACCTTTCAGGTATACTTCGATTAATTACTTAACCCAAGGGGGCATCTAGCTCTAGCCCCCGTTTATATTATATACATATGGAACTCAACGAATTACAAAATCGATTAACTAACATCATCACAGGTATCTCTAATCTGGGACCTAGAATCATCCAGGGCATTACTCAAGGCTTTATTAAATACTATATCCCGGACCAAATCTGGGTAATATCCATTACCGATATCGAAGGTATTGAACAAACCGCTATCGAATATTATACCTGGGACGAAGAAAAGGATGGTCCTATACCTGGCATTAAACTTTTCAAGGATCTCAATATATACCTTGAACGAGAATTTTGCGAATACTAACACATGGCCCCAGGCCTAACTTAGGTACTGGGCTTTTACTTACGCTAACTTAGTAAGCCCTTATAGGCTATCCTAATCTCTATAGGCTTAACATAGTCCCTATATGGCCTTATTGAATTAGGACCTAATAGGTTTATAGAGGGCAATAATAGGGATATAGCTAATCGGCCTTAATTCTTTATCACCTTAGTCGATTAATGGCCTTATCAATATACAGGTATATAATACACTCTCAAGAGGACAGGCATAAGCCATATAGGATTATCCATATACATATCATATATGCCCACTACAAGGCGTGTGAAGATTACCCTTGTGAACCCCCAAAATTAAGTGCAAATATTAAGTCCTTTTAGGGTGCACAATATTTTCTATTTTATGAATTTTTCACAAAAATAATTTTGAAAATGTTTGTAGATTAAAATAAAGTTCGTATCTTTGCAATGTGAGAAAAACAAAGCGATATTTAAAATTTTAATTAACAATTTTTATAGAAAAAATTCTCTGAAAATTTTGTAGATTAAAAATAGTTCTTATATTTGCAATACAGAAATGAAACAAATACTACCTTATTAGAATAGTTAAAAAAGTCTTGAAAGTCTATTTGAAAAGGTAATAAAAATAATAAATAATAAAACTTTCAAGCAATTTAATTATGAAAAAGCAAATTAATAACGTGAATGTAGAAAAAGCAAGTGCAAACGCAAAAGCAAATAGTTTGATTGCTTTAGACGTATTGAAAAGCGTAAAAGAAAAAAATCAAGGACTTTTCAAAACTTCTTTAGGGACAAAAACAGAAATTTACAAAAAAGAACTTTTTAAGGGTGCAAACGAAAAGCAAATCAAATCTTTACGCAAAAAGTTCAGAAACGTAACTTTTAATTTTCTTTCAACCATTGCAAACAATGCAGATAAAAAACTAATTGAGGGCTTTATAGACTTTTATAAACAAGTCTATGTTTTAAATGATTTTTCTTTTTCTTCGATTGCAAGCGAAAACACTAAAGAAGAAAAGAAAGAGATATTAATAAAAGGTCTCGAAATTGTGAAAAAATCAATGAAGTAAAACAAAATCAGATAAGGAGTAAAATTTTACTCCTTATCATAAAAATAAAATTATTATGTTATTAATTCTGTTTGTTATCTTATTAGCTGTTTTTGTTAGTGCTTTATATGTAGTTTATATTCTTTTAAAGCCCAATCATAGAATAATATCTACTATTATTGACGTGCAAACTTTTCAATTAATTAATGCAGAGCAATTTCTATTGATTGAACAAATAAGCATGAACTATTTAAATGAAGTTGAATATACAATTTATAAAAAATTTTCTTTTAAAACTTTTTTACTATACTTATGTTATTGTTTAAATGAACAATTTAAAGAAAATTTAAATAATCATTTAGTAGATAATTAAGAAAGCAAAGGGACAAATAAAAATGTTTGTCCCTTAATTTTTATTTTTAAATGTTAAATTTAAGGGAACCGTACCCCCCTTTTAGTACCACAACTTTTACCTTCCTCGTGATAAGACTCTGCCAGAACTTCCCAGCCACATTTTACTACCCACAAAAATCACTCTTCATGATAAGGGCATGCCAAGATATCCCACACCACACATGCCCACATAACACACAGAGAAACCAGAGAATAAAACATCCCTGGCTCTCATCCACCTTATCCCTCTGGCAGATTACAATATCAAAGTTCTTTCTATAAACCAAAAACTTATAAAGATATGGAAGAAAAAACATTATTCAAACTAGCACGTGCAATTACCGATACAGGTACAGTTACTGTATCTTCAAAAGGTGGTACTGTAACCTACCATATCACTTCCCTCAAAAGGAAACTGGTAAATGGCAAAGTAGTTTCAACCTCTACACCCTCTTGTACTTTGGACTCAGCCTCCGTAAGTTGGGCTACTTGGGGAGGAGTTACCGTTGGAGATGGTTACTTAGATGTAAAAATTAACTATTCAAAAAATACTGGGTCCTCAAGGTCTACTACTCTGACATTTGCCCAAAATGAGTCTAATAACAAAATCAATCTCACAGTAACTCAAGAGGCTGGTGTAACCTATAGTGGATACATAAAAATGGTTTCAAACACATTGCCTTTAGGTGGTGATAAATATAATACTGCTCAAATCCTTGTGATGGCCTATTTAAAGGGTAGTGATGGGTCTAAAAAGCCAGAAACTCCCCATGTGGGTAATGCTCCCGATTGGTGCTCAGTATCCATTGCCTCAGCGGATACTCCTGAGAACCATTACATGTTATCCCTGATCGCTTTATCGAGTAATCAAACTGGAGCTAGCCGTTCAGGGCATATCTTCTTAACCTGTGGGGATGCTAACCTTAGTATACCAGTAACTCAGAAGGCCCTTGTGGCTTCAACATTCACTCTCTCTGGATTGCCCACATATACAGGCTACTATCTCTTTGGCAAGGGAGCTAGGCCACAGAATACATCAGCTGCAGATCAGGTGTATTTACAGGGTCTCTCAGCAACTGGTACTACTACTATGAGGATTCCATTCGATGCCAATGACTCAGAACCTGGTACTCGAATAGAATGTACTACTGGAGATAAAGTAGCTGTATATACTAGAACATCAGGTAACAGTAGCACCTGGATATTAGAGGGGTCATTTATAGTACCAAGTGCAGGAGGAACAGTATCAATCTAAAAACATTATACATTATGGAAAATAAAGTTCTTAAATTAGGGGGGGAGGAGATCCACCAAAGATGTATATGCAGAAATAAAACAGGGAAGCTCTGAGAGATGGACAATACAATCTCAAAAGAGTAAGTATGTAAATGGCAAATTGTCCGGGGTTATTGGAGTTGGTTATTCTGCTAGCATCAATAATACCTCGGATTATCTTCTGGAGGAAGACAAAAGTGACAATACTATTCAGATTACTGCACAAAATGACGGTACTTCTGGGCTTTGTGTACTTACACAAAATGAATCTGGTAATAAAATAAATCTTAAGATTACTACTCCCGAAGAAAAAGAATACTGGGAAATACGTTTTAATCCTATAACCATCAATGGAGTAGACATGAGTGCTTTTTTTGCTGCTACTACCAATATTAGTGGCGAAAGTGGATCTATGGCTGATGGTACCCTATATAAGAATTGGATAGTAAATCAAAATAGACATATGATTAATGTCTATATTTCTTCTATGTACCCGGGAAATTTCGACATGTTGTCTTGGTCCTGCCTTGATAAGGATGGTAATGCTTTTTCCCCTAATTACAATATACCCGATAACCAATACTTTACAACAAAAACAACTGGATTGGGTTCCTATACTCTTACAAAAGTTTCAACTCCCCCTGTTAGCAATGGTACTCCTATACTCTCCAGTAAGTTTAACCCCACTAAAAAATATCCGTTAGATTTGAACTTTTATTGGGGGGCTCCAACCTAAGACTTATATTGAGATCAAGATAATATCCCAATTATAAAAGCAATTACCCAAAATATCAGAGCCAAGGTATATGCAACAGAATACCTATGCCAGGGATACCAGCAAGTAATATAAGAATCTACTTTTAGTATTTCTGGATGTTCTTCCTCGTATTTTTTATCCTCTTCTCTAGAATCATATTTATACAATATGAAGAAAGGTAAGAATACGAAGAAGATTATTAGAGCAACTGGGAACAAGAGTAGGAGAAGAATCTCCCACCCTTGCATTGATGTCCCAGCATAATCACCGTGTCTATCAAAAAAGAATCTCATAGCAACTTATGTTTTAGGTACTTGGTTAATAGGTAAATCGGAAATAGAGGTAATACTATCCATACCGATATAAATAATATCAGGGAATGAATCCTATGAGTGTACGGTAAATAATCTAAGCAAACCTTTACAAAGAATACCGTGAATGGCAAACATACCAAGTAAATTATAGCTAATACCGTAGTCATTGTTCTCTGAAGTATTTGTTAATAATCTTGGTAAGTTTCTTATCAAATTCAATCATCATATTGAAAGCATCTGTATCTTTCATACCATTTATTTCCTTGTCAAGGAATTCTATATTTCTCTTAATCGAGAAATAAGCCTTGTATGCAAGGAATATTCTTTCATTCTCTTCCGTAATAGGAAGAACTTCCCCCTTTTGCCCATCCAATCTTGGATATGTATTATCTGGACCGAGAGTTCTTGCAACTTTTACCCGGTTACTAAGCATTGCAAATCCACCTTTCTTATCAATAGATTCTACTGTTACTTTCTCTGTGATGGGTCTTCCTGATAATACGAAGATAACCTCATCACCTTCTTTGAGCTTTTTGATTTCTTTCTTTTCTTTTTTCATATCTATTTTATTTAGAAATTTTCTTTATGCAAATATACGAAATTATTCTTTATTTATTGCATTATCTATTTTATTTTTAATAAATTCATAGGCATTACCCCGGTAATCCTCTAGCATTTTGTATTCCTGTGGAGATAGAAATATTCCGTTTACTTTAAAAGCATCTCTTAGATGCTCTGGTATAGTGCCCTGGTGAGCGATGTTATTATAACGGATAATGAAAAGTTTCTCTTTATCTTCATCTATAACACCAAGTGTGTTGACTGGTTGGAGTTTAGTTTGGTAAATTCCCCCAAAAGCAGAAGGTACCATTAAAATACTTCCCGGTATTCTAGTTATCCAATGGGAATAATCGGGAGTAATTACGGCAATTTTCTTCTCTTTTTCAAGTTCTTTATCATAAGCTAATCGATTAAACCAAAAAGCACATTTAAAACAAACTTGTTTTCTTGCCATAAGTTGGGGAATCTCTCTAGTTTCATCGAATTCCTCTAAATTAATTGGTTTGCCACATATCTGGCATTCATTTTTCTTGCCCATATTGCATTATTTTATAAGTTATATATGATAATAGAACCTCGAAACATCCTAAAAATGGGTTATAAGCAATACTTTTGTTACTAAAATTGAACCATTAAAACTGATAAGTTATGGATAAACTAACAAATGAAATGATTAAAGACCTTGCTATTCGCTTAGGTCTAGAACCTGCTCTATTGAAAGCTGTTCAATTGGTAGAAGCAGCAGGTAGAGATGGGTTTTTAGCTGATGGTAGGCCTCAAATCCTCTTTGAGGGTCACATTATGTACAAAGAAGTACATAAGAAATTCCCTGACAGAGATTTAGCTTACCTTTGTAAGAGATATTCTACGATTTTCTTCCCTAAATGGGATAAATCGAAGTACTTGGGAGGTGTACACGAGTATAAGAGACTCGAATTAGCCAAAGAAATTGACGAAGAATGTGCATTGAAGTCTGCAAGTTGGGGAATGTTCCAGATTTGTGGGTTCAATCACAACCTCTGTGAATGTAAAGATGTCTTCGAATTCGTTCATAAGATGTCGGAATCTCATGCAAATCAACTAGAACTCATGTATTATTTCATGAAAAACTCTGGTTGTTTGAGTAATCTCAAAGAAAAGGACTGGGCTGGCTTTGCCAGAAAATACAATGGTCCTGGGTATGCCCAGAATGCCTACGACCAAAAACTAAGAAATGCTTACGAAAACTTCAAAGATAAATTATGAAAAGATGTCATTTTAACAGCTGGGTAGCAAAAGTATTTCTTTTCCCCAGTTACAAAGCAATTACTCTGGTGTATAACTCATTCTTCAAACACAAAATAGAAGAGTGTAAACCTGATGATATCAATCATGAGTGTATTCATCAGATACAGCAGATTGAGTGTAGTATAGTGGGCTTGGTACTCGGTATCATACTCTGGTTATCATTTGGTATATCCTTTTGGTGGGTAGTAGCTCTGACTTTTGGATTCTTCTACCTTTGGTATATCCTCGAATACATAATCATCCTATGCTTTGCCAAGTGGGATAAACAGAACGAAAGGTATCATGATGTAAGTTTCGAAGAAGAAGCTCACAATAATGATAAGAATCTGAGTTATCTTGAAGACCGTAAGCCATTTGCTTGGATTAAGTACATTAAATTGAGAAGCTACAAGAAATGAAAAAATTAAAAGTATTAGGGGTGTCTGCTGGTGCAGGCATCCTTTTGTTCCCTTTTAGAAAGAATTTGATAGCTAATATAGAAACTCGAGGAGTATTTTATACTAAAGGCTTAGAGCAGTGGAAATTGAACTTTGGTGGTATACCCTATTATAAAGATGAAACCCTCCCAGATTGTAAGCCAGACATTATACTTTCAAGTCCAGACTGTGGAGCATCTTCTATTATGAGGCTTTCAAAAGTAAAAGAATTGGGCAATCCCCAAGAGAATAAATCCCTGAATCTAGTAATTCAATCAATCTTACATTATAAACCTAAGATATTTCTTATTGAAAACTTACCTCGTTTGCTATCTTTGCTCCCAAAAGAATATCTTCAAAAAACCTTTGAAGACTATAAACTTATTTTTCACGAAAGGTCTGTTTTAGACTATGGAAACTCTCAGGAGTCAAGGAAGCGTTTACTCATCATTGGAGTACATAAAAAGACCGGTAAGAAATACTTGAATGCTTTTAATGAAGTATTTCAAGTAAAAAACCCAACAATTACTAGAAATCTACTTAAACCCCTCACGTTTTCTTCAGAAGATGATACCAATCAAATCCCTTGGATTAGTAAAACTCTGGCAATGTATGATTATCGAAAATTGCCTGAGAAAAAGAATCTAACTGTAGCAAAGATACATCGACTTTGGGTTAGAGATTTCAAAGATGAAAAGAAATGGCCTATCAAAACGGCAAAGATGAATACTCTCCCGGGAGTATATCGATTGGAGTATGATAAACCTCCATTAACCCTCAGACCTGCAGATAGGCAATTTAGACCTGATGGCTACCCTTTGGGAATCGAAGACTTCAAGGCAATTATGGGATTCCCTGATAAATTCAAAGTTTACCTTCATAAGAATGGTGATACCCTCGAAGGCGATTTTAAGGATTACCATTATTGGCTTAACAAGGCAAGATATACAATTGCCAAAGGGGCAGTAGGTGAAATAGGTTATTGGTTTAAGGAATGCCTCAAAAAGGCAAATACCAAGAAACTATGAGTTTCAGCTTTATATATAAAGTCTTATATATAAGTTTCTGGGGTACCTTGAAATATATAGATATATAATATACTACGTATATATATCTATATATTTATCTGCGTATATATAGCTATTCATATATCATATCGTAAGTAGTATATTTGGATATTATCTCACTTCGTTCGATAAAGGTAATCGCTTAGCGATTACCGAATAGATAGTATCATTAAAGCGTGCGAACTTCCTAAAATTTTGAACATGAAGACATTTAAGAAGGCCTTGTTTATTGTACTTCTAGGATTTACTATTTACCTTTGCTTCAGGAATTACAAACTTTCTCGAGAGGTTGATTCCCTGGAACAAGCGGTCAATGAAATCCCAGATACAGTATACACAGAGAAACCCTTCAAACCAGAGAAGAAGTACTCTGAAAAAATTGAACCAGGTAAAATCTTAGTTCATGATAATAAGCAGCCAACTCTCTTTCCTGATTCCATACTAAGGCAGCCAGTTATCAGTAACCAAGATTCCCTGGTTCAAATTGTTTTGAAGAAAGATAAGTTGAACTTAAGTCTGTTCAATAAGGAGACTAACACTTATTCAACTAGACTATTCCCAATCGACTTAGATAAGTACAACTACAACTGGTATGAAGGTCAATTAACTCGAAAGAAAGTTGCAAGGTTATCACTTAGTCCATACGTCTATGGCAAATATAGACCTTTCAATAATCTCTTCGATATGGGAGCTGGTCTTTCAATCAAGACTAAGAGATTTAATTACAAACTCGGAGTCAATACCTTTTACTATCCGAAGATAAAATCAGGGATGGGTACTGACATCGAATTTCAAATAACGTATAACTTTTAAGTAATGGCAAAGACTATCTCAGAAACTAGAACTACATTAACTCGGGAGGAGCTATCAAACCTATCCCGAGTTTCTAGTGATGTTTTCTTTTTTAGCCTTTTTTGCTATGTGATACATCCAGTAAGAGGAAAGGTAAGATTTGATTTATACCCATTTCAGAAATCAGTTCTCTACAATTTCATTGCCCAACGATTCAATATCATTCTCAAGTTCCGTCAGGCAGGAATTACAGAACTTATTTCAATGTACTGTCTTTGGTTGGCGATGTACCATCCCAACAAAAAGATAAACATTATCTCTATCAAAGACACAACTGCTAAGAAGGTGCTTAAGAAGATTAAGTTCATGTACAAGAATCTTCCATGGTACCTTCAAACTCCCATAATCAACGGTAGAGCTGGAGAATACGGTTCTGCTTCCATGATAGAATTTGATAATGGGTCATTTATTGAATCTATTCCGACATCATCCGAAGCCGGTCGTTCGGAATCCCTTTCTCTTCTGGTAATTGACGAGGCAGCAGTAGTAAGATGGGCTGCTCAAATTTGGGCTGCTGCATTTCCTACTCTTTCCACTGGTGGAGCTGCCATCGTCAATTCCACTCCCTATGGAGTTGGTAATTTCTATCACTCAACTTGGGTAGATGCCATTGCAGGAGGTAATCCTTTTAACCCAATTCGATTATACTGGCAAATGCACCCAGAACGAGATATCAATTGGTATAACCAAATGTCTTCTGCTCTGGGAGCAAAACGAACTGCACAAGAAATTGATGGTGACTTCTTATCATCTGGTAATACAGTCTTCGACTTAGCCGATATTAAAGCTATCGAAGACTGCCTTAGTGATTACCCAGTTATTAAGAAGAGATTTAATGGTCAATACCGACAATTCTGTGAACCCGAATCAGATAAAGAATATTTCATTGGTGCAGACGTTTCAACTGGTAGAGCTTCTGACTACTCTTCATTTACTTGTATGGATAAGCTAGGAGAAGAACAAGTAGTATATAAGGGAAGAATGGCAGTGGGAGCTTATGCTAAGTTACTTGGTGATACTGGGAAGTTGTTTAACTGGGCAGTAATAGCTCCAGAATCCAATGACGTTGGTTTATCAGTAACTTCTAAGCTTCAAGATGAAGGCTACCCTAACCTTTACTACTACCAGAAGATGCTGAAGAAAAAAGGTAAAAGTAGACCTGAAATGGATAAATCCCCTGGTTGGTTAACCACCCAAAAGAATCGTTCAGTGATAATAGAAAACTTGGAAGAAGATATTCGATTAGATCACGTAATCATTAAGGACCCATTCTTTGTACAAGAAGCTTATACCTTCATTTATGATGGTTTAGGTAGACCTGTTGCAATGGGTAAACATAGGGCTAACAATTCAGCTGTAGATGTAGACCTTGAAGGAGACGTATATGCCGATGATGATATCTTTGGAAAAGCAATATGTAATCACATAAGGAAAGGAAAAACTAACGTAATCGTACAACCAAGATGAAAAAGTACTTCAATTTTAGTTGGGGTTGGGGACGTAAGAAGGACCCTCCCAAGAATGGTACATCCTCTAATAAAGAGGAGAAGCCTGCCACATCGATTTCGCCTGGTAGGGTTTCAGTTGACGATGATAGCGATAACTTAATTACATCATTACAAGGGTTGACTAAATTAGTTGAACCCTCTTTTCGTGTTGATGTGATACCTTTAATTCGGGATTTATATAAAGTAAATCCTGATATGGGCATCGCATTGCAAGATATGTTTAAGTTAGCTAACACCAGTCATACAGTAACTTTCCCTAATAATACCGATGAAGAGGCTTCAAAGATGAGAGAACATCTTAAGAAAGCCACCAAGGGATGGACCAGATATACTGCTGGTATAGATGGTTTAGTTAACAAAATGATTGTTCAACTTCTTGTAAGTGGGGCAATATCAGTAGAAGGAGTACCAAATGATAAGCTTGATGGTTTGGCTACTATATTATTTCTTAAGCCAGAACACATCAAGTTTAAACGTGAATTAAATGGGGTGTATTCTCCTTACCAAAAGAATATGAATTTCTTTGTTAAGCAACAAGATTATATTAAGCTTAACCCAGAAACTTATTTCTATGTTGGTATGTTCAATGATACCGATGAACCTTATGGAGTTCCTCCATTTATGCCATCATTAGATTCTCTCAAGGGTCAGAATGATATGAAGGTTAACTTCAAACATATCATGGAGATTTGTGGTATGGTTGGTTTCTTAGAAGCTAAGATGCAGAAATCTCCACAAAGACCCAACGAGAGTATCAAAGCTTATGAATCTAGATTATACCATGAACTCAATATCCTTAAACGTAATGTTAAAGAGGGTATGAAGGATGGAGTAGTTGCTGGTTATATAGATGACCATGAATTCAAACTTAACTCTACTACTAAGGAACTCGGTAATATCGAGAAGCCTTGGAATATGAACCAACAATCTGTAGCAAATGGGTTGGGAGTTAATGGCTCTATCATTGGGGTATCATCTACTACGGGTGAAGGTGCAACGGGTATAATGCTGTCTAAGATGATTAGCCAGTTAAAAAATATCCAAATGCTTGTAGCTTATGTATTGGACCGACTTTATTCTCTAGAACTGCGTCTGGCAGGCTTTAATAATAAGGGGATGAAGATTGATTGGGGAACTTCTACAGTTTCTGATGAAGTTAAAATCCAACAAGGTCTTCAGTATAAGATACAGAACCTTGACTTATTGTATAAGGCAGGTATCATTAGCCAAGAGCAATATGCTTGGGCAATGGGTTATGATTCACCAGATGAAAAGGAACCAAGAGTTTCACTTGAGGACCAATTTGCTAAGGGTGGTAATATAGACCCACAAGAGGGTACCAAGAAGAAACAAAGGCAGGATGATAAAAACCAATCTGCTCGTAGGTCAAGAGATAAGACAAACCCGGCTCCTTCTCGAGGAGACCAAAATACTAAAGCAAGATGAGTAAATTCACAAAGAAAAACAAAGAGCATCTTGATTCTATGGTGATAGGTCAAGGCCATACCATTATGGCTGGGTATATCCCAGAAGCAGTGGGAGCCAAGGCTTTCTCAGAGAATTATTACAAATGGAAAAACCCTACACCGGATTCCATTGCTCAATTTGGATTTTGGGGAGGGGATATAGATTATAATACTTATTATCCCAACCTAGACAAATCGGAACTAACTCCTAAGGACGAAGAGTTTATCGAACCTATGTTCCGATTACTTTCGGAAACAATCGTATCGAAAAATTGGAATCCTACAGACTTCGGTCAAAATGGAGTACTAAAGGCTTCTATGAAGATGCTGCTTGGTCAAACAGTAAACTGTGACCATGAAACAAACATTGGTAATGCTATTGGTGCTGTATCACAAGTAATGTGGCAGGAATCCTATAAAGACGGTAGCTTTACTATACCAGCAGGTATCAACGGTATTCTGAAGATTGATGGTAAGGCAAATCCAAGAATTGCTCGAGGAATTCTTATGGAGCCACCCTCAATTCATAGTAATTCGGTTACTGTACAATTTAAGTGGGATAAATCCCATCCCCAAATGGAAGATAACGAATTTTATCAGAAACTGGGTACTTATGACTCTAAGGGAGTTATGGTACGTAGAACTGTTACTGAAATTGTTCGTTACCTTGAGACCTCACTAGTTTCACATGGTGCTGATTCATTTGCCCAGAAAATTGGTTCGGATGGTAAAATCATTAACCCAACCTTTGCCAAAAGAACTTGGGCATCTTATGAAGAATACAGAGATGATAAATCGAAGCAATACTTCTTTACTGATTATAAATCAGATTTAACATCATATCAAGAAAAGGACGATACTCAGGGTTCTTTTAATGATAATGATGCCAATGATAATCATTCAAATAAAAATAACATGAACGAAGAATTACTAAAATTTCTTGAAAGCCTTTTCGGGGATAACATGCTTACCCTGGAAGAAGGTAAAGAGATGAATCAGGAAAATGTAATTGCCTGCATTCAGACTTTGGTATCATCCAGAAACGAATTGCAAACTTCGGTAGATAATCTTACTACAGAGAAAACTTCTCTTACGGAACAGATTACCAACTTGAATGTCGAAGTAGCTAACTTGAAGGAAATGGCAACCGTAGGAAAGAATCACATTGCTTCTCTCCGTGAAAATGCCGTAGAAACCTACAAGAAGTTAATGGGTGATAAGGTAGATGAGACAATCGTTACGATGCTCAATGCCGAGACTACTGGTATTACTACTCTTATTTCCTTGACCAAGGATTACCAAGCTCGCTTGGAAGAGAAGTTCCCTCTCACTTGCTCAAAATGTGGTTCTAAGGACGTCAACCGTGCTTCCTCAATTGCTGAGGATGATGAAAAGACTGGAACTCAGAAACCTGCAACTACTTCGAATGCAGAAGCCAAGTCTACTTCGGAAACCCTCGAAGACTTGTATAAGAAGAAATTCAAGTAATAATCGATAAATATCACTGTTATGACTAAAATCGTAAATAAAGACCAGCCAATGACGCTGTTTGGGGAAAAGACCCAAAGAGCGGTGATTTACAAAAGTGAATCACACAAATTGCACCAAGCTTTCTGTGTAAAAGATGGTGAAACAATTTTGCAAGGTATACCGGTAGCTCTTGGAGAAGACGGTTTAATTGAACCTTACACTGAATCTACTCAGGTATATATCGGAGTGGCAGTAACCGACAATGTAAATCCTGCTTACCAGGCACAGAACAAATTCCCAGTAGAGGTAACTGTTGCTGTGGAAGGTTACATGATTTGTAACTGGGTATCTAATGCTGCTGACTTAAAAGCAGGATATGTAGTTCCCTCTGGTGACTTACTGAACGGCCGATTTGTAAAAGCAAACCAGTCAACAGATGCTACACCTTTCATTGCCATCACACCTGCAGATGAGGCAAACGAGGTAATTCAAGTACTCATTAAATAAGAGAAGAAGAAACATGGAAAAAGTTGATATTTCAAAATTGAAGAGAGAAGACTTCGCAAAAGAACTTCCTCAAATGGTACAGCAGTTGGATGCTTACCGTCAAGGTTCACAGAACAAAAAACCTGTGGACATCACATTAGGTGAACTTACCACTGGTAAATGGGGTATTACCCAAGATGAATTGTTCGAGAAGTTGGATATCAATCCGAAAATCGACACAATGGAAAACATCTTCACGATGCCTCAGCAAGATGTTCGTTGGATTGTTCCGGAAATCATTCGTTCTGCTATCACTCTTGGTATGCGTCAAGCTCCGTTCTATCCGGAGATTATTGCATCTGACCAGTCAATCAGTGGTCTTAGCGCAATCATGCCGATGATTAATATGTCCGATGCTGCACCTGCAAAGGTTAACGAAGCAGAAACTATCCCATTGGGAGATGTAAGCTTTGGACAGAAATCAGTAAGTCTCTTCAAAATTGGTAAGGGATTCAAACTTACTGATGAAGTTCGTAACTACGTATCTCTGGATGTATTGGCAATCTACCTTCGTGACTTCGGTGTTCAGCTTGGTTATGCAATGGATACTCTGGCAATAGATGTTGTTATCAACGGTAACAAACCCGATGGTTCAGAATCTGCTCCGGTTATCGGTGTATATGAAACTATGAATGGTATCACTTACAAAGACTTGCTACATATCTGGGTAAGAGCTGCTCGTATGGGACGTAACTTTACTACTATGATTGGTGGTGAAGACCAGGCAATCGAAATGCTGAACTTGCCAGAATTCAAAGAACGTCATTCTGGTACAACTGAAGCTACACTGAACGTGAAGTCTCCGGTACCTAAGAATGCTAACTTCTATATTCACCCGGGAACACCTGACCAAGGTTTGCTGTTGATTGATACAACTGCTGCTTTGATTAAACTGACTGCAAAACAGTTGATGCTTGAATCAGAAAGAATCGTATCAAATCAGACTCAGGCAATCTATGCTACTCTGACTACAGGCTTCTCTAAGATGTATCAGGATGCTGCATTGATTCTGTCTGCAGAGAAGAAGTTCTCAGACTTTGGATTCCCCGAATTTATGAACATTGACCCATATTTGATGGTTAACCTAGAATAATAAGGGACGCCCGGTTTCATCTATATAAATTCCCTGAGAGGGTAGGTAACTAAAAAGACCTATCCTCTCTTTAATCATTTTTAAATCTTAGAAAATATGGCTAAAGATAAATATACAGTAACTGTGGGACCAAGAGCTTACAGTTTTCATGACCAATCAACTGGTATTACCGTTTGTAGAGGAGAAGACAAGGAACTCTCTCGTCGTCAATTCCGTGCACCAAAGATTCAGAAGGCAATTGCCTCTGGCCATCTGATTATCATTGCTGATAAATCAGAAATCGAAAAGTATTCAGAGGCCGACATCGAAAAGTTGGATAAGAGACTGAATGCTCAGTTCAAGAAAGGCATGACTCTTGAAAAACTTGCAAAGGGCTATTCCCTGGAAGAACTGAAACTGGTAGCAGGTCTTCATGAAATCGTTGCCGAGAAAGATGATACAGTAGAAACAATTCTTCAGGCTTTGCTGGAAGAATTCGAATCCTCTTCTAAAGGGTAATCTATGAAAATTACATAAGACAGACTAATATGAATAACAATCTGGACTTTTTGTACGTTACGTCAGGTCTGGAAGTTTCATTCAGAGTCATATCCAAAGTCCCGGCCAAATCCATTTTTGACTGGGACTTTGGCGATGATAAGGGAGAGGTTTTCAATGGTGGAAGACATGTTTCCTATTCTTATGAAACTCCCGGTTTCTATACAGTAACCCTACATGTAACCAACTCTAATGGTTTAGATATCACCGTAGATAAGACTCTGGTAGTTTGTGATTATGGTCATACGGCATTAGCCGATACAATATATAACTTAATCGACCACTATATTCCTTCAGAGATATCAGAGGGAATGACCAGGGAAGATAAATCTATCTACATCACCAAATGGCAATATTATATTGGTCCTCTAGTAAATCACCAAATTCCTGCAGATAAGTATACTGATGAATTATGGTATGAAGCACTAGAAAACCAATTAATAATGGAATTGGCAGCATGGGACTTTCTCAATGTGAAGATACTTAATCTATTAACAAGTACTTCAGAATACCTAAGTCAATTAACTTCTACCAAAGAACAAACTGGTGATGGTACTTCTAAACCTGAACTTGCCCGAGGTGATAGGATTAAACAAATCACTACTGGGCCTACTGAAGTGCAATATTATGATACCTTGGCAGATGCTACAAGTTCCCTATGGAAAACACTTTCTCAAGCAATGCAACCAGGTGGATTAATAGATGAATTAAGGAAGAACCTTTGTATGTTAGCTTCACGATTGGAAATCTACTTACCGTTCTGTGATGAAGTATTTAGAACCGTAGTCCCAAAAGTAGTTAACAGAAGGCAACCTGGAGTATTAGATGGGCCAAATCCAAGTGCTCCAGTGAAAGGTGGTAAGAAATCAATTCTAACTAAGTTATGACAAAAGAACCCTGGAGAATGGTAAAGAACCGCTCTTGGGATAGATACAAGAAAATTATCACTGACTTCTTAGATTGGGATGCTGGTAGACAAACCATAACTTGGGCCAAACATGTTAATCAGCTTCTCAGTCATGCCGAAGACAGTATACCTAAATATTATAACATCCAAATCGAAGCATTATGTTACTACAATGCTTTCAGAAACTGGCCTATCAATAAGGCAACTATTTCAGGAGAATTGGATGATGAAAACTTATCAATACTAATTTCTAAATCTTATATAGAACAAATCGGTTATCTTACACCGGAAGGTTATTGGGATTTTAATTGGGAACAAGATAGGTTTGTAATTAATGGTATAACGTATAAGCCTTCTGGAGATACTCAGACTGCTCAGGCAAAGGATGAGGCTTTAGTTTTCATGATTATCCTAAAGAGAGACCGAGATACCAAAGTTGAATTTGTAGAATAAAAATAAAGTATATGGCAAAGATGTTAGTACTGAGGTGGACCCCAATTACTACTTCCAGTGGAATCTGGTTTGATAGTAATCTGGTTATCCTTAATGGTACATCTGGAGTTCATATTGAAATGAAAGGTAATGGCAATGATGTAACGGCATTTCAATCAATGACCGGAAACAAATTTGTCACCTGCTTTCAAGATTACTTCGGGGATATCTGGGATAAAATAATACCTCATCCTGGTATAGGCCAGGTAATAAAGTTCCGTGTAAATAGGCTTCCTGATTATGCTTGCATACGGGGAGATATTGAGGACGGTGGAGATGTAGACCCAGAAAATCCGGATGTACCAATAAATGCCTTCTGTGGTTCAGAGGGAGAACCATTCAGAGATATCGATTCGGAATTCTTACTGGGTCGTCAACGTGCAGTAATTAATCCTTAAATTTTATAAAATATGTATGTAAGTAAGTATTATACCTGCGAAGAAATAGACCAGCGGTTATTACAGGGTTACTATGATGACTTTGTTAAAGCTGGCTTTGGAGGAACTATAAATGAGTTCTGGGCCTTCGTACTTTCTATCAAGAATAAGGTAGATAAGAAAGAAGGATACGACTTATCGAAAAATGATTTTACCGATGAGTTGAAGGCTAAACTTGAGGGCATCGAAGAACATGCAAATTATATCACTAAAGTTTCTCAGCTTGAGAATGATTTGAAATATCAAACCGAGGAAGAAGTTAAACAGATGATTAGTGATTTGGTTGATGGTGCTGATGATGCCCTTGATACTCTTAAAGAGTTGGCAGAAGCATTGGGCAATGACCCCAACTTTGCAACTACCATCACTAATAAATTAACCGACCTTCGTACTGCTTTAACCGAAGAGGTTAATCGTGCTAAGGAGGCCGAAGCTGCTCTGGGTACTGCAGTAGCTGCAGTTCAGGATAACCTAGAATATGGGTTAGACCAAATCAATAAGAAGATTGATACCGTTAAGGCAGACTTAAAAGCTGAAATCGACCGAGTTGAGAAGAAGGTAGATAAGAATGCTGAAGACATCAAAGACCTTGAAGATAAGGTAAATCAAGATAATGATGAACTTGAGAAAGAACTCAAGGACCTTATCCAAAAGGAAAAAGATGAACGTATTGCTGCCGATAATGAGATTAAGGAAAGTGTAAATGAACTTAAGACTCTACATATCAATGATAAGGCCGCACTAGAGGCAAAGATTGCCGAAGAAACTGCAAATCGTACAAATGCAGATACTGTACTGGATTCTAAGATTAACGAGGAAATCGCTAATCGTCAGGCTGATACTTTAGCTCTTCAAGGTAAGATTGACCAAGAGAAGGTAGACCGTCATTCTGAGGACCAAGTTCTTCACAACGAAATCTCTAAAGAGGTAACAGACCGTACCAATGCAGACAATGCTCTTCAAGGTAAAATTGACCAAGAAGCTCAAGCACGTACTGCTGCAGACCAGATATTACAGAACAATATAGATTCAGAGGCTACTGCTCGTGCTGCTCAGGATTTAGTTCTCGAACATAAAATTGAGGATATAAAAGAGCAGGGTGTAGAAGACAAAGAACAATTACTTAATGCCATTGCTGCCGAGGCTGCTGCTAGAGAAAAAGGGGATAAAGACCTTGATGCTAAGAAGGTAGATAAACGTGAAGGTTATTCTTTGACTAAGAACGACTTTACCGATATACTCAAAGCTAAATTGGATGGCATAGAAGAAAAGGCAAACTATATTACCCATCTCTCTCAGCTTATAAATGATGCCGGTTTCCAAACTGAAGAAGAAGTAAATGCTGCTATCCAAAAGATTATTGGTTCAGCACCTGAGGTACTTGATACTCTTAAGGAAATTGCCGATGCCCTTGGAAATGACCCCAACTTTGCAACTACTATCACTAAGAAGTTGGCTGCAATCACAGAACAGGTTAACCAAGAAATCGAAGACCGTATTGCAGGAGATGAGGCAAACAGTGCTGAAGTAGCTGCTGAAGTTCAAGCCCGTAAGGATGCAGATACTGCCCTTGAAACTAAACTGAAAGAATACGTAGACAATAAGTCTGCTACTGGAGATGCTGCACTCGGAGTTGTAAGAGATAACCTTAATAAGGAAATCCAAGACCGTAAAGATGCCGATGCAGTAATTCAGGCTAACTTGGATAAGGAGATTGCCGAAAGAAAGGCTGCTGATGAAGCATATACTCAAAGTCTGGCTAACGTTAACCAGCGTATCTCAGACTTGGCTTTGAGTATGCAAGAGTCTATCAATACCTTGCGTAATGAGCTTACCGAGCAGGTAAATGCCAATACTACGGCAATCGCTACTAACCAACATAATATCGAAAGAAATTCAGAGGCAATCACAAACTTAACTAAGACCGTAGGTGATAACTACAAGGAAGTTAAGGATATGATTAACGAGGAAATAGTTGACCGTACCAATGCTGATAGTGCTTTGAGTTCTCGTATCGATACTCTCAATATTGACCTTAATACTGAGAGTGTAGAAAGAAAAGCTGCAGACCAAGTTCTTCAGGTAAATTTGGATAAAGAAGCAGCAGACCGTACTGCAGCCGATAAAGCCTTGAGTACTGAGTTTACGGCTAAATTGGATAATGCTAAGCAGGCTTTGGAATCTGAGGTAGCTAGCCTTAATACTAAGCTTGAACAAGAAAAGGAAAACCGTATTGCTGGTGATAATGCTTTGGGAGTTCGTATTGATTCTCTAGAGGCAGGTAATACCGATGCTATGAATGAATTAAAAGCAAAGGTAAATGCTAATACTACTGCTATTAATGCAGAGAAAGACCGAGCAATTGCCAAAGAGACTTCACTTGAGGCAAAGATTGATACCAACCTTCAGAACCATAAAGATGATATGGCGGGTATCAACCAAAATATACTTACCGAAAAGAATGACCGCTTAGCTGGTGATACTGAGTTGCAGAATAATATCGATAAGGAAGCTACAGAACGTGCTAACCAAGATACCCTTATTAATAATGCTATTGCTCAGGAAAAAGCAGATCGAATTGCTGCTGACCAGGCAATGGATGGAAAGAAGGTAGATAAGGTAGACGGTAAAGTACTTTCTTCAAATGACTTCACTGACTTGCTATATGCCAAGTTGGATGGCATCGAAGAACATGCAAACTACATCACTAAGGTATCTGAGTTATTAAACGATTCAGATTTCCAGAGTGCTGAACAAGTAGAGGCAGCTATCCAAAAGATTATTGGCTCTGCTCCAGAGGTACTTGATACTTTGGCCGAGATTGCTAAGGCTCTCGGTGATGATCCCAACTTTGCAGCAACTATGACTGCTAAGCTTACTGAGTTGGAGAATAAGCTTGAAGCTGAAAAGAATCTGCGTGAACAAGGAGATAATACTCTGCAACAGACTTTCACTAACTTAAGTAATACTCTTACTACTACGGTAAATGAGTTGAGAACTTTCGTAACTGAAACTCGTACGGAGCTGTTAACTTCCTTGAATGCTACCAATGCTCTGGTAACTCAGAATGCTGCTAATATTCAACGTAATCTGGAATTGATTCAGGGTATTCAGGATAACATTAATGGTAACTATACTGCCATTACCGATTTGCTGAATAATGAAATCGCTGCTCGTAAGGCTGAGGATATTCGATTAGAAGCAAAGATTGACCAGAATACTTCTGACTTAAATACAGAGAGAGAGGAAAGAAAGGCCGCAGATAAAGTTCTCCAGGATAACATTGATGCAGAAGAAGCTGCCCGTATTGCTGCCGATACAGCTTTGGGTAAACGTATCGATAAAGAAATTCAGGACAGAACCGATGCTGATACTGCCTTAGATAATAAGTTCACTAACATTACCGATGACCATGAAGAAAGACTGGTAGCTGAAGAAGGTACTTCTGATGCTTTGCCTGATACCATGGTTACCGATGTTAGTGCTGTAACAAGAACCGGTACCCAACTTTCTTTCAAGGTAAAGACTTCAACCAAGGATAAGGCAAATAACCAATATGGTGAAGAAGTAGAAGCTACCAAGAATTTACTTCCGGTAACTCAAACTCTTGCAGGAGTTATGTCTGCCGCAGACAAGGTTAAGTTAGATGGGTTAGACCCCAATTCTCTGACGGATATCTCTGCAGCTTCAGATGCTAATAAGGTAACGGTAACGGTAACTAAGGATAACGGTTTGAATGCTGATACTACCGAAACTTTCGATTTGCCTCAGGTATCGGCTACTAAGGCTGGTACGATGACTGCTAAGGATAAGGTTGAGTTAGATAGAATCTCTACGGCTAACTTTGCTCTTGGTGCAGTAACTCCCAATGAAACTACTGTTGGCATAGCTGCTACTAAGACCGTAGTTGAAGATGGTACAGTAGAACAGAATCCTATTACATTGCCTGCCTCTACTGCAGAGAAAGCTGGTGTACAAACTGCAGCAGATAAGAAGCTGTTTGATTCTATACCAGATAATATTATTATCTTATCTGGTGATAAACCAGTTGAGGTAGGTCAACAAAGCAGTCATGTTACTTTAACTCATAATTTCTCTTCTAAAAAAGAAGAGGGTATTTATACTCATGAGCCTGAAGATTATAAGACTACTTATATCCCAGCAGCTACTACAGAGAAAGCTGGTGTAATGACCGCCCAAGATAAAGTTAATCTGGATGAGACATTACCCAATGCTATTGCTCAAGAGGTTCAGGACCGTAAAGATGCTATCGAAGCTTTGGACGGTAAATCAGAAGCCGCTCTTGCTCAAGAAGTAGCTGATAGAAAAGCTGCAGATACTGCTTTAGATACCAAGTTTACTAAAGCTGTAAACGATGAAGCAACTGCTCGTACTTCTGCTGATACTGCATTGGGTGCAAGGATTGATAAAGAGATTGCTGATAGAATTGCGGCAGACACTGCCCTTGATACTAAACTGCAGAATAACATTAACACTCTAGAAGCTAAGCATGATGCCTTTGTAGCAACTAAGGGTAAGGCTGATGGCTTTGCTCCATTGGATGGGAATGGGTTAGTACCTGCTAACCATTTGCCTTCATATGTAGATGATGTACTTGAAGTATATGCTACCTATGATGTAAGCCCCACTGGAGGTCTTACTAATGTTCAATTGTATACGGATGCAGGTCACCAAACTCCCGTAGTTGGAGAATCTGGTAAGATTTATATAAATGTTGCCGATGGTGAACCTCCATACCAATTCCGTTGGTCAGGTACTAAATTCGTAGACAATAATACTTCGTCTCTTATCATTGGGGAAATCGCAGGTACTGCTTTCGAAGGTAGTAGAGGTAAGCATCTTGAGGATGTGGTATCTAGCATGCCTAAAAATTTAATTAGTAAGGTTTCAATAGCTAACAAAAATAAGCGTAATGTTATTATCTTATGTAACTATTCTGCTACGGATGGTCAAGGGCATTACATTGATAAACCCGATGGGATGGTAATCCCTCTAACTCCAGCCACTACTAAAGAAGCTGGTCTGATGGATGCCGATAGTGTAATAAAGCTTAATCAAACCTTACCAGATGCTATTGAAGCTGAACAAGAGGCCCGTATTGCAAAAGATAATGCTCATGATACCTTTAATAGTTCTCTTCCAGGAATTATTCTTACTGGATTCACTCTTACCCATAATTCAACTAATGTAAGAGCTACTCTTAATAATAAAACTAAGAGTGCAGATGGTAAGACTTATGAAGGTGCTACAGATTTAATTAGAGATATACTTGCAGCAACTAAGACTACTGCAGGTGTAATGACTGCAGCAGATAAGACTAACTTGGATAATACCGTACAGGGGTTGGCAAATGAGATTACCAATAGAACTAATGCCATCAATGCTCTTCGTACAGAATTGAAAACTTACGTTGACGATTTGATTGCCGATACTGGTTCAGATGTAACTGCCTTAGAAACTAAGGTAAATAATCACATTGCCAATAAATCTAATCCTCATACAGTTACTAAAACTCAGGTTGGATTGGGTAATGTTAATAATACTTCTGATGCTGATAAGCCAGTATCTACTGCTCAAGCTACTGCTATTGCTGATGCTAAGGCTGCAGGTACTACTGCTCAGACTTCTATCAATAGTCATGCAGGTAGAAAGGATAATCCTCATACAGTAACTAGAGCTCAATTGGGATTGGCAACTACTGACCAGGTAGTATTTGCTAAGACTACTGCTCCTTCCGGTTTCTGGAAAGAGTCTTCAGATATTCGACTCAAAGATAATATCCGAGATTTGAATCATACTCTAGACCAGATTTGCCAGATACCTACTAAGTCATTTAGTATGCTTGGTAAGGAAGATGAGGGAACTATTGCTCAGAACCTCGAGGGCTTAGGCTTTGGTAAATATGTGGAAGAAGTTCCAGTAGAGAAATCTACGGTACCCAATCCAGAAGAATTCGAAACCTTAGAAATCAACGGAGAAGAATATGTACTCGTAAAACAAGTTAAATATCACAAGATGTCAACTTTGGCAATCGAGGGTGTTAAACTTCTCTACGATGAGATTAAGGCTTTGAAGGCTGAGATTCAAGAACTTAAAAATAAATAATCATGGGAGAGATAGCAACCTGGAGTGCTGTCAAAACTAAAGTAGGCCTTGGTAAGACAGGAAATGACTGCCCTACCAAGGCTGAATTGTTAGCACTCTCCCCTACAGGAACAGGGGAAAACTATTTGGGGTTGGAACTATCCAATGCCAGTTCCTATGGAAATAACGAAACAGTAAAGTTAGAAGATATTCATAAGGTAACTTATAAATATACTTTTACTACTAGATACAGTAGTGTAAGCTTTGATGCTTTGGGTAACCCAAGCTCTTCTAATCAGGGGTTTAGTTTTATTTCTACAAAACAGAAATATTGGGATGGAGTAGCTAATGGGTCTGAAATTACGGTAAATTATGTTATTAGTAATAAACCTGCATGGGTAGCTAATCATAATCATCAAACACCTCCTTGGACTGCTTCAGAGAATTTGGAATTAACCTCTCGGTCGGATTCCAATACTCTTGTTACACAGGATGAATCGGGTAAAACTCTTAAATTAACCTTTATTCAAGCAGCAGCCTCTCAATCTTGGAGTTATGGTTGGAGTGTAACACCTACTTCTATGTCTTTTGGGGCTACTGGAGGTACCAAAACCTTTTCAGTTACTTCTTACAAGCAAGAATTAAGAAATGGGCATAATTATGGTAACCAAATTACTCTAAGTTATACTAGAGCCAACTCTGGTAGCGTATCCGGAAGTGGTACTTCTGTAACTATGGGTAATAATACTTCTACCAGTACACGAAGTGGTACGGTAACCTTAACCCAAGCTGAAACTAATAAGAAGGCAACCATTAGTTGTTCTCAATCTGCAGGTTATAGAACCTATAGTGAAATCACTGCAAGTGGAGGAAGTGTATCCGATATACCTGCAAGTGGAGGAAGTAGAAGTTCATTCTCAACTATGCCATCATATTCTCAGACTTGGGGATGGAATGGTTCTACAACTGGAGGTGGTACAATTACAAGCGGTGCTAGCATTAGTTATGGTACCGCAGTTAGTGCAGGTTCTTTGGGAACTACGGTTAAATCTAGAACCCGGGTAGGAGCCCTTACTGGTACCTTATCACTAAATGGTAAAACCAAATCTGTAAGTGTACCAGTATACCAGGCAGCAAACGAATTTACTGGGTATACTTATGGCTCTTGGAGTGTAAGCTTAACTGCAAGTTCTTATACCATCGGTAATACTGGAGGTAGTGTAACTTTGTACCCAAGTGCTAGTAGACCAAGATATGCGAATTATACTTCGGGTTCAAATACAAGGGATGGCTCTGATAGTGCTACTCCAAGTTTAAGTACCAATGGTACCTCAGGGTTTAGTCTATCAGGTACTACACTTAGGGCTTCTGAGAATACCAGTACAAGTAGTAGGTCTATTAGAGTTACGGCTTCTTATGGAGGTGCTTCCGATTATGTGGATATCACTCAGGGCGGTGCAAGTGTATATTATAATTATTATTTTAATTGGGGGAGTGCTCCTGGAAGTCAGACTTCTAAGTCTATTACCCATCCTGCTTTGGGAAAAACCGAAGAGATTCCATTCATCTCTTATAAAAAGAAAGTGATAAATGGTACAGAAACCTCTGATATATATCCGGTAGGAGCAAGTCGAAATGTACCGAGTTGGACTATTGTTAATATAGTAGATAATGGGCTCTCAGTTAAAACTTATGAGAACACTGCTGAATCCTCAAGATCTGCCACAGTAACAGTAACTCAATCAGAATCCGGTAAGAAGATAACACTTACTATTAACCAGAGTGCTGCAACTATAACCTATAAGTATGTATTCGAAATTGCATAGGTTTAATTACAACACTAGAACATTTTCAAGATACAATTAGCTCTACCTGCTCCCAATATAGAGATTGCACAAGAAGTAGCAAACAAAGCTCTGTTACAGAGAATTGCTCAGGAGCTGGGATTGGATAAACCTAAACAACAGTAAGAATTATGCCAAGTAAGTCGGTTAATATTACACTATCGACTCCAGTTGGCCCTCTAGAAATATACGTAGATAAACGAGAACAAGCTCGTGCAGAAAGGCTGATTGCCAAAACTCCAAGTATCTTAATTAAGGGTTATGCGGAAGGTACAGAAAAGTTTGGTAATCAACTTCTTCGTATAGTAAGACGAAGTTTGAATACGGGTGTTCCCCCAAGAGGTTCAGGAGTATCATGGCCACCACATGCTCCTGGTATCCTAAAGAAATATGGGGACCATACCATGTTAAATCTTACGGGGCAATATGCTCGTTCAGTTACTTTGGTAAAAGGTAAGAAAAGAACTTTCGTCGGATTGCCAATTGGAATCAAGAAGATTACCTATACGGGTAAGACTTCAAGAAAGACTTTGAATCAGATAGCTATCATGTTAGAGTATGGTAGTAGAGATGGTAATTTACCACCTCGTCCTCTTTGGAATCCTGCATTTAAGGCTGCTGGTGGAAAAGCTGCCTTACAAAAGGAAATACGTAATGAAATTAGAAAAGAAATAAGGAGGGTTATATAATGGCAGCAGATTTCGAAATATCATCCTTATCCGGAACTGGTACTGCAACTATTAGGGTAAAGCCTAAGGCAGTAAACGAAGACATGAATAATATAAAAGAGCAGGTTCTCAAGGTAGTAGTTCAGGGTGTAGAAAGGGAAGTAACTCTGGTACAAAAGGCCGCTCCTAAAATAGTAGAGACCTGGGGAACTTATTTTAGTATCACTCCAGAAACTACTTCCCATACTTTCGATGGTACTAAAAGGGGTGAGACCCTAGAAATAGGTGTATACAGTTACCAACAGAAGTTTATCGATAATAAGCCTCAAGATGAATATCGTGCTGTAGATTGGAAAGTTGAAAGCTCCTCAGATTGGTTAGAGGTAACCCAAGAAATTGGAGAAGCTAATGCCGCAGGTAAGCTTACTATCAAAACTAAATCTACTAATCAAGAACATAACCCCAGTAACTATGACCCCTTGGAAAGAACTGCTATAGTTAAGATTATCTCACAGCAAGAACCTAACACTGAGATAGTTTTAAATATAACTCAATCTCCAGGTACTAGAACTACTACGTATGGCTTTGAACCAACCCCGAATATACCATTCCCAAATCCTGGTCAAAATACTAGTACTGCTCAGATTAGTAATGTAAAGGGTTATCAGTACTACCTTATCAACGGTATTCAAGTTGCTAAATTTATAAAACAATTTAAGATAACCGATATAAGTAAGACAATAGAGGGTCAATTCCCTGGAGGTATTGGTTCTGAACAAATACCCTTTAAAGTATGGCTTACCGATTATCCCTCAAATATTGCTACTCAATGGGTTAGTGAATTAAATTGTGTTGGTCATTTACAAACCATAATAAGTGGTTTTGGAGGTATTCAGGTAACTTATAATGGGTATATTAATGACAATGGCAATCAAAGTGTTCAGTTAAATATTAGATTAGGACTTTAATGGTAAACTCAGAAGAAATAGTAGAAAGAACTTTTTATATCTCTCTACTTAGTACAATGTTGGAAATGGGTCTTACCTTAAACCCCGAAGACTTCTTACCTTTGTCTCAAGAAAACGAAAAAAGATTTCAAGAGGCAATTAAAGGTATGAAGAAGTTTATACCACTTTTTGGTATAGGGAATAATCAAGTAAAAGGCCCAAAGACTCTCCCAAGAATAACCATAGAACTACAGGGTTATTATGCTGGAGATATTGGTGTGAATAAATACATCATTGGTGATAAACTTGAGGATGGTAATTACCAAGCTTCAGAGTTTCCTTATGAAACTAAGGATATTACCATAGATGTACATCTGGTTTCTCAAACACAAGCAGATATGAGATTGCTACATACAATCTTATATACTGGCTTACCTGCTAGAGGATACGTGAGACCATACTTCAATGACTTAGAGGAATGGGAAAAGGGCAGGCTTGCTCCCACCGGAAACCTATTCATTGAGATTGGTAATTATTATGACCATCCAGATGTAGAACATGGTATACTTGAGAAGGTATACACTTATGTATGTAAAGACGGTATTCTTCCAGAAAAAGCTTTGGGAGAAGGTACTCTTACACCCATCAAGGATATATCGGTTCTTATTGGATTGTTAGAACAAAACGAAAATGAGATGCTAGAGTTAAAAGTACCTAAGGTATAGGTACAATACTCTAGGGTATAAATTAAACGAGTAATTAACTTTAATCACAATAGAATTATGCCAACTTCACCTCACATTGACTTTAAGTTTAAGAACAACAATGTTCTTCAAACTACTCCCATGTTAGGAGTTTCTTGTGTATTGGCTAGAACTACTAAGGGCCCATACGATGACCCATCAGAAACCATCTCTACTTTCTCTCAGTTCCAAAGAATCTATGGTTCTGAAATTGTACCAGATGGTTCTGTATCAAATATCGAAAAGGCTTTGCAGGGTGGTTCTAAGCTTCGTGTTATTCGAGTACTTGGCAAGGGAGCTGCTCAAGGTACAGTAACTGCTTCTCAGGCTGCGGCAAGAAAAGCTAAAGATTTAGAAGATGGGATTTCAGTTGCTTCTGCTGTACCCGACTCGGCTAAACCCTCTGCTCTGATTACTTTCAAATCAGGTAGTACTACCTATAGTTTTGGATTAGTAACCAAGGGATATGGAGATCCCATTGGTAGTGCAAATACTTTCCAGGTTGGTTTTTATAAGCAAGCTAATACCTTGTATTATAAAATATATTCAGCTAATGGGCAAGTACTTGAACAGGGACCAGTAATAACCTACAAAACTGCCGATGATAACAATAACACTTCGGTAGATTACCTTGCTCTTAGTGCATTTGCTAAGAACTCGGAATATATTAAGCCGGTAATTACTGCAGGTTCCTCTTTTGAAAACCTAATTAAGTGGCTTACCGATGATATCGACGGTACTAAGAATGCTATCACTATTACCGTGGGAGATGCTGCACCCTCCGAAACAGAGAAACTGTTTAATGGTACTATCGGTAGTGCAGGTTCCACTCCAACTGCCAAAGAATGGATTGCTTCCTTGGATTTGGTAAAAGATTACACCGACTTCTACCAATTATTTATTTCACATATCTCTCAACACATTACTACCGATTCAGATGTACTCAAGGTATATAAGGCTGCTGCAGATATGGCAAAGGAATTGATGGAATGGGTACTGTATATCGAAGTTCCCAAACATTTAACCCATTATACTCAAGGTACTCAGGCAAGAGATTACAAAGCTCAGGTAACTTGGGTACAGACTTGCCTTGATACTGTAGGTAACTCTAAGTACATTGCCTACTTTGGTGGTGGACTTAAGTACTACAACGAAAACGGTAATCTTCAGGATTCCGATGTAGTGGGTACTATTGTTGGTTTGGGAGATGCCTCTGCTACTCAATATGGTCCTTGGAAATCCTTTGCTGGTATGAACCGAGGGGTTATTGGAGATGCAGTTGGTCCAGTATGCCCCAACTATGGTTCTCCTTCTCGATATAACGAACTGAACACTCTTGCTCAGAATTATATCAATGAGATGGTAATCAAAGATACTCCAGATGCAGGTAAGCAAACCATGCTATGGCATTGCTTCTCTTCTCAAGTGAAACAGGATTCTGAAAGATTCCTTTCAATCGTAAGACTGAACCTTTACCTGAAGAAGTTCCTTCGCCCGGTACTCAACAAATATATCGAAGAACCAAACGTTTGGAGTACTTGGAAGAGAATCTGGTTGGAGGTTAAACCTACACTGGATTCATTGGTAGATGAAGATGCAATGACCGAGTATACCTGGATGGGTGACCAAGATGCAACTTCTTGGGATGACCTTTCGGTTAATAACGAAGCAGATGCTCGTCAGGGTAAGTACCGTGCTATCCTTAAGTATAAGGATGTAGTTCCTATGCAAGAGGTAACTATGGAGATTGTAATCGATGCAGCTTCTAAGGCAGTATCAATCGTAGAAACAAGTAATAACTTATAAACTCATAACACAATGGGAGCAAAAGTAAAAAACCCACGGAAGAAATTCTTGTGGAGCATCATGTTCCCCAAACACCCTATCAATACTTATCTATTCCAAAGTTGTACTTTGCCAGATATTGAAATTGACCAGGTTGCTCATGGGGACGTCAATAGAGACGTTAAAACTGCAGGTAGGGTTACTATAGGTAATCTTATCGTAGAGAAACTTATGACTACTGCAGGTTCCGATACATGGCTTCATGATTGGCTATACTCTTGCCAGGACCACATAGTTGGTGGTGGTTTAGTACCAAGCCAATACTGGGAAACGGCAATTGTAAACGAACTTGCCGAAGATGGAGTCTCAGTTCTTAATACCCATGTCTTCGAAGAGGTATGGCCATGTAAGATTACCGGCTTAGACTTGGACAGAATGGCTTCAGAGAATACCATTGAGTCCATAGAGTTCTCAGTTGGTACTGCAGATAAATACTAATTCCTTAGTCTATTTTCACTAAGATTCGGTGGAGGGGTGGGATTCCTGTGATAGGAGCTCACCCCTTTCTTGTTGTTATAAGGAGTACTATGAACATTTGTAAACATTAAAAATAACAGTTATGGAATTTAGAACATTTAGATTTACCGGACCCTCTGGTTACGAATATGAAATCAGAGAACAGAATGGTGCTGATGAGGATATCCTCAGTAACCTTTCAGACATGAAGACTTTGATGAACCTTACCAAGTTCATTGCAGCAATTGTAATTAGAACTACGGCTACACCCAATGGGAAATTAACCATAGATGATGCCCTTAACTTACCGGTCAATGACCGCTATGCTATTATCTTTAATTCTCGTATCTTCTCTTTGGGAGAGGAAGTAGAATTCGAATATGATTGGGGCAAAGAGAATGGTGGTAAGATTACTTATGGCCAAGACCTTCATGAGTTCCTTTTCGATTACGGTACTACTCCAACTGTAGAGGATTTAAATCAGAAGCCAGATGCTATCCCTTACTATCCAGAAGGGGTTAGATTGATAAACCATGAATATGTTCTCTCCTCTGGCAAGAGAATTAAATTCGATTGTATGACTGGTAAGGGAGAACAAGAGTTTATGAAGTTGCCTTTGGATAAACAAACTAAGAATGCTCCTCTTCTTTGTCGGAACCTTTACTTAGAGGTCGATGGTAGTTGGGAGAAGGTAGAAAACTTTACTCCGTTTACTGCAAAGGATATGGCTGAGATGAGAAAGCATATCTTATCTATGGACCCTATCTTCAAAGGTGAGTCTCACATCACTAATCCAACCACTGGAGAGGAAAGAACTTATCCTATAGTTTGGGCACCGAATTTTTTCTACCTGACGGAAGAGTAATGTTAGAGAGTGATTTTGTTTATATCACCAGAGCCGAGATAGCCTTAGACTATTTCGGCTTTTTACGTCTTCCGTATCGAATAAGGAAAATATTCAAGGAAATGGCCGAGCAATATTATAAACAATTAAAGAAAAGAAAATAAATTATGAATACCAGTAGGAGTATAGTAGAGGTCGGTGTTGCCATGGTTTTAAAAGACCGATTCTCTCAAGAAGCTGGCAAGATATCTGGGTCATTCAGAACAATGATGAATGATATGAATACCTGGAATAGAGGTATACAGATGTCAGCTTCTAATACAATGGACTTCGGAATGCAGCTCGTAGGGGGAATGGCAAGGGCCTATAAATACTCTGCGGGTGTTCAGAATGAAGTTTGGACTGCTTCGAAAATTGCTGGTGCTACCATTGCAGAACAAAGGGAGATGTTACAATTGGCAAAGGATGTCAATGAGATAACTCCTCTTACTGCTTCGGATGTTGCATCAGGACAAAGATACCTGGCTATGGCGGGTAATAAATTCGATGCTATTAAAGAAATGATTGGGCCAGCATCTAAGCTGGCTTCAATCTTTACAATGCCAGTGGGACAGAAAGGTGGTGTAGCTGACTTGATGACCAATATCATGTCAATGTACCAAATCCCAATGGGAGAAGCCGCTAGAGTAACCGATGATTTATATACTGCAGTTACTAATGCAAATATATCTTTAACAGACTTAGCCCAGTCCATATCTTATGCAGGAGCAGATATGGCAACTGCTGGAGTAGACCTTCGGCAAACCGCTGCTGCTATTGGTGTATTGGGTGATATGGGTATACAGGGTTCTATGGCAGGTACCTCACTGGCCAATATGATTCGTTACTTACAACTCTCTCTTGTTAACCAAAAAAAGAAAGGCTATAACGCTTTAGCAGACCTGGGCTTAAGCCCAGATGAATTCTTCGATGCTCAGGGTAATCTTATAGACCTTTATACTATCTATCAGAAGTTTGCTAAGGCCGCAGTAGATTTACCTTCACGAATTGAAACACCAACTTTCTTCAATATCTTTGGAGTTCGTGGTAATCGTGGTATGCTCCCAGTACTTCGGGATATTGCTTCTGGTAGAGATAAGATGGGTAAGATACTTGCTACCTATGACCAAAACATGGGAGCAGTAAACCGACTTAATGAAGAACGTCTTAAAACCGATGCAGGTGTAATTGACCAATTCGAATCAAGTTTAGAGAACTTAACCGTTACGGCAGGTGCGGCTTTGGGTAGAATCTTTACCCCAGTACTAAATGTGGGTAACTCTATAATCAAAGTAATTAATTCTATCTCAGAAACTTGGGTTGGAGGTTTTGGTCTTAGGGTAGGAGCTACTGCAGTAGTAGTGGGTACTATAGTTGCAGGGTTTAATACTGTAAGAGGTATTATTAGGTCTGTTGGGTATTTACAGACTATTGCTACTGCTTCTACTGAAGGTATGTCTGCTGCAGCAATAAAAACTAATACTCAGTTTGCCATTATGGAAGCACACATGGTAAGAATGGTTAACCTTATGAGAACCATGGTTCAACTCCAAATGATGTCAAGCGGTATCGGTATGAATTCTGCTGGTAGATTTTATAACACTAAAACCGGAAGATATGTTAAGACACCAAATCCTGGAGTACCATTAGCAACTACTATGGCGGGTAATTTAGCTGGAGGGGCTTTAGCTGGAGCAGGTGCCCAAGTTGGTAGTCAAGTGGCTAGGCAAGGTGCTATAAAAGGTTTAACCTCTATAGGTGGTAGACTTATGGGATTACTCGGTGGACCCTGGGGATTAGCAATTACTGTAGGTCTTCCTTTATTAATTGAGGGTATTAGTTACCTTAGTAATTCAGTAGATAGGAATACTGAAGCTCAGAATAAAGAGAAAGAAGACCCAACTACCATTAGAGCCCAGAATGAAGAGAGATTTATTAATGCTGTTAGGTTAGCTATTAAAGAAGGTATGAGAGATTCTCGTATCAATATCTCAGTAGATGGTCAAGCAGTTGGAGATTATGCTCCAGGTTCTCAACAAGATTTTACTGGAGCTGCATTTGTAATGGGAATATAAAACTAAAACACTATGGCTAGAGTATTAAATAAAGCAGCAGGTAAGGTTGTTGAAAAGTACAATGACCTTACAAGAGATACGGCAGGTGTTCTTACTGGTCCCCTAAATAAATTATGGAGAGCTCGGATATTACTCAATCGAACTATCTCTACTCTTCCAAAGGATGATTCTCAAAAGGGTAAACTCTATAACCCAAATGGGGTAATCGGAGAAGCTCAAATATCGTCTAAGAATCCTATTCTAAATAAACAACTCCAGGCTAAATGGAGAATGGAATTACAATTCCCAAGGTTAGAAGAAGGTGAAGGAGTAGACCCAGCAAAGGGGAATAAGAATACTACTAATTACAGAAACTTTGAGGCTAAAGCAGATGTTATATATCAGAATGAAGTAAGGATATATAACATGACTGTTAACCCCACTCAATACATTACCTTACAGAATAGACCTCCAGAAATAGATTTTAGAGGAGAAACCACATGGGCCACCATTAAATCAATGGGTCGCAATGTACCAATGTATCACTTTACTGGAGCTGAAGACATTATTCAATTCAATGTGTCTTGGTACTGTAATGACCCAGAAAATCCAGAAGAGGTAATCAATAAATGTAGGTTATTAGAAGCATGGTCTAAATCTAATGGTTACCAGGCTGCTCCCCCAATTGTTAAGATAGAATGGGGGGATTCTGGTATATTCGATAACCACAATTATATCCTTACCTCAGCAACTTATACTCTGAAGAACTTTCAGAACGGTTATCGAATAAGGATACCCGGAAAGCCAGCTACTTTTGGTAATGGTAGGTTATTGCCTGCAGCAGCAACTCAAGAATTGATTTTCAAGAGAGTAAGTGCATATAACTTATCCTATGGAGATTTTATAAATTCCGATTCACTTAAAAAGACAGGAGGTATTAAATATGATTGATGTTAACCAATATATAAAGGGAGCTAGCCCATATAATAATGCCTATGCTCTGAAGTATAACGATGGGGATTATTCCTTAGAGGCTAAACCTCCAGTAGTACCAGAATCTCCTAACGATATTCAACATACTGTTAAAGATGGGGAAACCCTACAAAATATTGCTTTCAGGTATTATGGTGATTCTGGTAAGTGGTACATCATAGCTGAAGCTAATAAGATACTGAATCCTTTTAAGGAATTAGAAATGGGAAACCTAATAAGAATACCGACTTATGGCAGCTAAACAGAAACCTATATTATATAATGGAATGGGTCAACCTTATTTGGCCCTTTTCAATTTTGGAGGTATGCCTATAATGAATCCCATTACAGGTATACCCCTTGGAGCGTATATAAGTACCTGGAGTTATAGATATGATGAAGAAAAAGAAAACTTGGCTACCATTACTTTCGATACGGGTAATCCTGATACTGTAGATATTGCCGAGATTCAAGAGAACCAAAACATTTGTCTTCAATGGGGATATATATACCCTGATGGTCAATTTATATCTGGGCCCATAAAAATAATTAAGGTAAGAGAGTTCGAAGCCGTATTCGATTCTACAGGTACTCATGTAACTATTAAGTGCATTGATTCTTCTGGAGATTTAAGATATCAACCTGCTTATGTCCATTCGGATATGGAAGGCTATAAATTATCTACCTATTTAGACAATGGCTGTGGGAATGCTACTGGTGTAATCATAGAAATATTTCAGTAATGGAACAACAGATAATAAGTAATAAAGTATACGAGTCACTACAGGTACCCACAGAGAATACCCGTACTACTACTGGTAAAGTACTCTATGCTAACAAATACAGTGGAGTAGCAGAAGTAGCTATGCCAGAAGACTTGAAAGCTTTAATTGATAGTGACTTTGGATTAGTGGGCAAGAACGTCTTAGTTCAATTAGAACAGAAGATGAAAGGGTATACTAATGGGCCATGGTATGTGGATTCAAGGGATGGTGTTATCTATATACATAATCGGAAATTCCATGAAGAACCGGTATGTACTTATACATATCAAGGAGAGAATGGGGAAGTACTTAGAGTATCTTTTGCTACTCAGAAAATAACTAAAAGAGTTAAAGCAGTATTAGCTCCATCTCTAGACCCAGATAGTAAAGATTTATCGGTATTATCAACTAATATAAATGAGCCAGAGGATAAACCTCCATTAGCTTTAAGACCTCCTGTGGCTCAGGTAGATAACCTTATGGTGTCTAATATTACTGGCAATGGGTTTGAAGATTATAGAAGTCATCCTACTACTCCTACAGAGGTAATGGATGCTTGGGACACTCAGCTTCAGTATAACATGGAAAAAACTGCAGAATATAAAAAGAGAGTAGAAGAATATGAAGCAGTGGGTCCAGTAGGTGCTTATGAAGCAGGTAAGCAAAGGAGATTTGATGAAATGTCTACCGAAGAAGTACGAGCTACCATTAATCAAGCAGCTAACGAGTTACCCGATGATAAGAAGAATGCCCTTAAGCAAGTGCTAAGAAACTCTAAGAATGGTAAAGAGTTAGAAGCTAATCTTAAGAAGCTATTAGAATGCGAAATGTATCTTTTCGAAGATGAAGATGGTATGGAATTTATGGTAGAAGAGTATGTAGACCCCTTAGATTATGACCCAGAGGGTTATACCTCTAAACAAGCAGGAGCGGGTATAGCTTCTGGTATCAATTTTCAAGCTGGAATATTACCTGCTTCAGAGAGAGGTTTCGAAGCTTTAAAGAAAGACCCCTATACTGAGGTATTATCCGATATGGAAGTTGATACTACTAAGGGTTATGGTCAAGGTCAATATGGTAAGAGGGTTAAGGTAAGACATATGAAAAGGGTAAACCTTAAAGTTCCGATTTATAAACTCTACCATAACCTATTCAGTAGATATGGTGGTGCCGATAAGTATGCTTGGGCAGCTAATGCTAATGCCAATGGTGGTTTAAAGCAAACTGAGAAAAGGTTAGTATGTCAACTTCAGGTAGTAGGTAGACCTATGCTAGCAACTTCTCAAATAATCCGAATAGATAATGTAGGGAAACGTTGGTCAGGGCTTTGGTATATAAAACAGTGTACTCATTCTATGGATGCCGGTCAAGGGTATATAACTAATATGGAATTAGTAAAGAACAATTCCAAGTCTGGCTCTGTAACTTCTAAAACTGATTTATCTACTCAAAATATCGTAGCTAATGATGCTAAAGCTAATGCCAAAACTACAAAGGGTCAAGATAAAAAAGCCCTAAGTACTTCTCAGAATCTTAATCTTAACTTTACTTATAATGAGAAGGTATATTACAATGAGCATTTCTTGAATGATAAGGGGGACATAATTGATATCAAGGGTCAAGCTGAGTTTATTCGAAAGAAGGCTTATTATACTGAAGTAAATGCCGATAATCCTCAAGCTTTGGCAGAGGGTATAGTATTATCTACAGGTAATACAGTTACCTCTAAGGGTAAGTTAATCCCGGGCAAGGTATCAGTTAAACAAATCCAAGTGCCTGAAGACTATGGGGTTAAGTTTAATTATATGGCCATAGCTAATCGAGTATACCGAGACATAGCTAAAAGGCATAAGCGAATTGCAAGTCAAATCTATGTAGAAAAATAAGGGTATGAGTTACGAAACAGCAAAGATAATAACCGACGAAGGCTTAGAGGGTCTTGGTCGGTATTACTCTGTTTATCGAGGCATTGTTATTGATAATGACGATGTAGAGAAACATATGAATAGAGTAAAGGTATGTGTTCCAGAGGTAATGGGGGGAGTATTTGCTTGGGCATATCCTAAAGGACAACATGGTTCAATTAGTTCAGGTTTTAAATTCTTAGCTCCTAAAGTGGGAGATACGGTATTTGTTACTTTTGAATTTGGAGATCCAACTAAACCACTCTGGGAATACCATGGTTGGGGAATGAGCCAAATACCTCAACCTTTGGATGGCCCCCATAAAATGGGGATAATTACTCCTGAAGGAAATCTAATAGTTATAGATGATGATAACGGAGAGCTCAATTTACATTTCAATGGGCCTGTAAATGTTCGTTCGGAGAAAGAGATAGTAATAAATGCCGAGGGAGATATAAATGTATCTTCTGGCGATTCAGTGATACTTAATACTGGAGAAAATGGTGGAGTAATCAATATTTTTCAATTAACCGAAAAACTAAATCAAACTATCCAAGAACTAGAACAACTTCGCAGTATGTTCAATTCTCATGTACACTCAGGTGTAACTACTGGACCAGGTTCTTCAGGTCCTACAGTAACTCAAGTAACTAAACCTTTCTCACAATTCGTTGTAGACGATTATGAGGATAAAACCTGCATACACTAATGGAAAAGAATTACTTTACAGACTTAGTTGGTATAGGTGTAACTTACCCTATCCAACTTACAACTAATGAAAAGGGTGAAAGAGGTTGGTACCCAGTAAATGGGGATTTTAAACTTATCAGAGATAATATAAGTTCAATATTATACTACATGATAGGCCAGAGATTTCGACAGGAAAACTTTGGTAGTAAATTATGGCAATGTATTGAGGAGCCAAACTCACAAGCCCTAAGTTTTATAATTAAAGAGTTTTTAAAACAAGCCATAGGTGCTTGGGAACAAAGGATAACCTTCCAAAATATCACCGTTACTAGAGTTGATGCAAAAATACACATAGAAGTAACATATGTAGTAAATGGAACAAATTCTAGTCAGTACCTCGATATCACCTATGACAGTTCGGATAATTCATTAAATACACAATAATATGGGAATCACAAATAAATGGCTTAACCCATACCAGAGGTCTTATCAACAGATTAAGGCCAAGCTGGTTGAATCCCTTATGGGACTCAAAGACCCTCAAGGTCAGAAACTCATAACGGATTATTCGGAGGGTAATATCTTAATTATCATCCTCTCATTGTTTGCGGCAATTGCCGAAGTACTTCATTACTACGTAGATAACATGGCAAGGGAAACTTTCCTATCTACTGCAAGGAGGTATGATTCGGTAGTTAAACATGGGGCATTGGTAGATTACCATGCTCGAGCAGCGATTGCTGCTACAGTAGATGTAATCTTATCCAGAAGTATTACTGGTAATCCCATTGGAGCTAAATTAACCATACCTCAAGGAACTCTATTTACGGATTCCAGTGGTAACTCTTGGTTATCTGCTAGAGATGTAACTTGGTATTCAAATGTAACCACATGTAAAGTACCTATAATTCAACATGAGAAATATACTGCAAGTGCTCTTAATAATATGCTAATACCTACTGGAGACAGGGTAATAGTTCACCTTGGTACATTGCCTAATGGTAAGTACTATGAACAGGGCTCTATGTCTTTACAGATAGGTGGAGAAACTTGGGTATTGGTAGATACCTTTGCAAAATCAAAGCCAACGGATAAACACTTTATGGTTTCAGTAGATGAAGCTCTTAACCCTTACATAATGTTTGGGGATGGAACCTTCGGTAAGAAACCTGCAGCAGGTGCAAAAATAACCAATGTAGTATTCTACTTAACTAATGGTACTCAAGGTAATGTAAAGAGTAATACCATTACTTCTGTACCCTCAATAATCTCTTCTTCAATTACTGATGCTACAGTAAGTAATGCTTATGATGCTGGAGGTGGTTCAAACTATGAGAACTTTATAATGCTTAAGGAACATATACCTTTGAGTGTAAAGACTTTGGGAGTAGCAATTACCAAAGAGGATTTCGAAAGTTTGGCTATGTTGGTTGATGGGGTAAACAAAGCTAAAGCCGATTATGAATGTGGTAGAAAGCTTACAGTATATATCAGTCCTGATGGTGGAGCTGTTGCTTCTTCTGAATTAATAAATAGGGTATACAACCTATTATCTCAAAGAGCACCTATGACTACTTGGTTAAAGGTTAAATCTGCAGGTAAGGTTCAGATTATTCTAGAGATGGGTGTTACCGGTAAGAAGTCTTATAAGACTGCAGAGATACAAACTCAAATTCTTACGGCTCTGTATAATGCCTATTCTCCAGAGCAAGCTCAGATAGGAGGGAGCGTAAGGGTATCAGATATTTATGCCTTAATTGATAACTTATCAACCGTAGATTACCTTCACCTTACCAAGTTTTATATTAAACCTTGGCCTACTACCATTTATGGTAATAAGGAACTAAACCTGGGCCAGTTTAAATTAAACAAGGCTAAAGGGTCTATGACTTACTATATTACCTTCAATTCCTCAACTACCTTTACAGTACGTTCGGTATCAAATGGGTATATGGCTACTGGTACTGTAGGTAATTCTATACAGGTAATAGATAAGGCTAATGGTTTTGACTTCTCTTTGGATATTCAGAACAATAGCTATCAGTCTGGTTACAGATATTCTATTACGGTATCAGAACCCAACCATGACTATGAAGACCCCGGTTTTAATTTACCAGTATTTGAAAACGCTTCACAATTGACTTTAACCGTAAAAGAAATTGTATAATGATAAACCTCAAAAATCTAATCGACTTTTTGCCATTCGAGTATAAAGCTCAAGATACCTATAAGGTAAATGGCAAAGGCATCTTAGAGAGGTTTCTAGAAATTTGTGGAGAGCATTTTGAAGATTACATTACAAAGGATATTGAGAATATATTGGATATTATCGATATAGATAAAACCCCAGATATGTATCTCAATTTCCTTTGGCAATTTCTTGGAGAAATGCCCTTTGCTTATGGGAACACAATAGATGCACAGAAATGGGCAGAGTACTTTAATGGGTTCTACTCCGATGCTAAACTCCAAGAGTTATCTAAGCTTTGGATAATACCAAAGGAGGGACCCTTTACTTTAACCAGTACTCAAGTAAGAAACATCCTGAAGTATTCGATATCTCTTTTTAAAATAAGAGGTACCTCTGAGTTCTTCGAAATAATGATGAGGCTGTATGGGTTAACCTGCGTAGTAACTGACCCTGCAAAGGCTGATAGTTATGATGGTTGGGTAAAAGGTAATCCGCACTTTGACCAGTATTACCATTATGACGATAAGTATACCTATGATAATACTTTCGATTGTTCTCAATGTATACCGGTAACCTTTAGACTTACCGGTCATGGATATACTTCGAACTCGGCAGCTTTCAGAAAATTTAGAGAAGCCGTAGAGGCTTTCTTTAAAAGATTCATACCCTATCATGTATCTTTCGATATTCAATATGGGTTTACCGTAAATGATGGGTATACAATTAAAGCTGAGTTAGTAAATCCGGACCAACCCAATCTTATTACTTTAGAGGTATATGAAGTACCGGTAAAGGTAACTGTAACTTCAGATTGGATAAATGCCGACCTAAGATATCAGATATCCAGTGATAATATAAATTGGGGTTACACTAAACACGAAAGTGGTTCCATTTTTAATATACCCAGAGCAGGTACTTATTATTTTAGAAGTGTGGGAGACCCTACTAAGGTAACCCAAATCACGGTTAATCAAGAATCTTATAATCGAGTATATTCTATTACTTGTGACCCTATTACTGGAAAGATAACTCCTACTAACCTAAAAGTAAGTACAGTAGTAAGGGCAAACGTATCCTATAAGGGTACCGTGAAAACCTGTAATGTACGATTATCCGGTACGGATATAGTGAAAGTCTCTGGTTCAACTTGGGAGTTTTCCGAACCAGGTACCTATATATTCGAGGTAGTAGAGTTCCCAGTGAAGCAAACTTCCTTTGTTGTAACTCGAGAAGAGATTACATATAAGGTAAGATGTACACCTTCTGAATTTAGAGTTGGGAATAAGCAAAGTATCAAGGATGCTACTACCACTCTTACCATCGAATCGAATTACCCAGAATCATTTACTGGTGAACTATATTGTAGGCTAATTGGTGATACTAAGTTGTTTAAGAACGGGGATAAGTTTACTGCTAATAGTTATGGTACTTATAAGTTTAAATGTACACTGGATAAAAGGGAAACCGATGAAGGTGTAGGTATATTCAAAGTAGTATCTGGTAAGACTGCAGTATATAGAATTACTGTTAGCCCACCAACAGTCACATTATTCAATGGCTCTGCAAAAGCTACAGTAAAGATACAACGTATTTCTGGTAATGGGGATGATTACAGAGTAAGGGTAATTGAAACTGGGGAAACCTTTGATGCTCAGAATGGTTATGTATATACTGCAAATAGGGCAGGGACTTATACCTTCCAGTCTGTAGCTTATCCTACTGCTAAGACTACTTTGGTAGTTAATAACTCTCCAGTAGTATATCAGAATAAATTAAAGATAGTACCTTCGGATGCTACAGACAGTCATTGGAAAGAACCCAACTGGGCATTACCAGAAGACCAGATAGATGATACTTATGCAGTATACCAATTACTGGATGAGAAGTCTGCTTGTAAGTTCCATCTTGAGGAAATGAAAAATGGGATCAATGTAAGTGGTACTGCTACCTGTGATGAGAACGGGGAAACCTATAACCTTGATGAGGAAATTGTTCTTACCAAGGCTGGGACTTATACCTTTGTGGCAGATGATGGTTCTTCATTAAGATGTCAAGTAATACTGGAAGATTATCCTACAATCATCGAGATTTCTTGTACTCCCACTTATGCAGAATTAAAGGGGAATGTTAAACAAGTATCTACTTTAATCAAGTGTACTTCTAATAAACCTGACTTCGATAGTCGAATAAGGGAAGTTGGTAAAGTAACTACTTATGACGCAGGTGGTGCTGGTTATGAATTTGTAACTGCACAAGCTGGAGAGTATATATTCGAATCAGTGGTAGATACTTCGAAGAGAACTAAGTTCACCGTAGTAGATGCAGACCTTTTAATTGTTAGTCCTCAAAAGTTAGAATGGGAACATGATGACCTCTCAGAGAAAACATTTACCATTACAACTTACAGTAATCAATCTTGGCAAATAGTAGAACAATGATAAATTCAACAATCGATAGAATAACAGAAACCACAACTCAGTCTTTATTCAAGACATTCACTGTGGGTATATTGGGAGAGTGTACACAAATCCTGTATAATTTGAGATGGATGATAATCCTTGCAATAATTCTAATCCTATCAGACTTATGGTTTGGGTTATCTGCAAGTAGGTTACAGAAAATCGAAATTCGAAAATCTAGAGCTGGAAGAAGAACTCTAAACAAGATAGTAGATTATATCTGCTATGTTCTACTTGGTGCTGTACTTGGTAAAGCTATTGGAGAACCCTATGGGATGAACCCAATAGTGGTATCAATAACGATTATGGTAATATGCTACTGTTTCGAAGTAGATAGTATATATGGACACATCTGTGAAATACATGGTATTAAGAAACGGTATAGTATATGGAGAATACTCTTTAAATTGTTAACCTTAAAGTTCAAGGATGTAGGTGAAGCATTTAAGGATATGTCAGAACAAAAGAATCAATTTAAAAATACTAAGGACAATGAAGACGTACTTTAAGTATGAAGGTATTATTAAATCAAAGGAAGCAGCAGAGGCAATTGCTGCTCCTTCTGGTTTAGGACCATTCTGTGGATTTGGCTCAGCTACCATAAATGGTAACAAGTTAGTGGTATCTCCTCAGGGAGTTGCTGGAAGTAAGTATGCCAATGTAATCAAGGATAGGATTATGGCAAGGTATATGGCAAAGGCCTCAGAAGATGGAGAATTGCCAGACGTGAACTTTGGATGTATTTCAAGAGATGGGTATGTATTTATATCCGATGAACAAACGATTACTATTGAGAACATCCAAGGTACCCAAGGTTCAACAGAAGAAGTATTACTCTTTGCAGTACATACTACTATTTCTGAACCAGTAGATAATCCAGTAGACTTTGTAGCTTATTGGAATGAATCCTCCGAAAGCTTCTACACCTTGTTTAAAAAGTCTCTGGATATTTATTATCCGATTGCCGAAGAGAATCGTACACCGGATATCATTAATAATGATGTATATTCTAATTACGATATGACCTATAGCAATCTTCTAGAGATGGTAGAGAGTGCTTGCCCTTATTACTCTAATAATAAAACTTCCGTTGTTCTTATCGGAGTATATGGTAAGGGTACTGATGCAATGACCAAACGAAATGAGAACTTTGCTATCGTACCCTATCAAGGTAAGTTCCAAGAAATCCCTTATACTACTGCTGCCCAGAGTATGATGAAAGAATCAGTGAAAAGAGTAGAACAGATAAATTCAGGCTTTCCAGTAGTAGATGAATCGGGTACTAAGTTAAATATCAAGCAATACATTGATAGTCAAATTGAGGCTATCAGAAAAGAATTCTCTGAATCTCTGAGTACTGCTAACTTACCAATCGGTTCTATTATTCTTTGGGAAACCGATGTAATACCCGATGGTTGGGCAGAATATACTAAGGCAGCTGGTAGAATAGTTATTGGTTACCAAGCTGGAGGTGTTCAAATTGGAGATGAAGTAATGTTACAGAATGTTGGAGATTACTATACACCAACTAAGGGTAATTTCTTAATCTCTATTAAAGGTGATGACCTTCCTAAGCATAGGCATGCTCTTGGTGTATCTAAAGGTAAACAAGATGATGCCAATAACTGGGAGAACGTTCGTCCTCAATCTTTCTTTAATAGGGAGACGGGATTGAATGGAGATTTCGGTAGAGGAACTCCTACCAAGGGTATTCAAGATGGTGCTATCGTAGTAAGCTGGAACCTATTAGGGGAATCTTTCTTACAAGAAACTTCGGTAGAAACTTTGGATATTGAAAAATTGCCACCGACTATTACATTACGATATATCCAAAAGATATCATCATAAAATTAAAACTCATGTGTATTATTTGTATTGTTTAAGAGTAAACATTTGTTTACAATCTGTGTTTTGCGTAGTAAAAATTAATTGGGAGAGGGACGTTGGGAAACGCCCCTTTTCTTTTGTGTTAATACTTAAGTTCTTCTTTAGCTCGGTCTTCCCAATATTGTATATCTTGTCTAAGTTCTGATATATATCTCATAGATTCATTAGTCTTAGGCATTTCGAAAAATTCGATAAGCATTATATTAGTTATTCGAGTACTATTTTCAAGCCTTTCCTTGATAAAAGGGGGAGGAGTAATTAATACCTCAAATAAAAGATAGGCATCTGGAGAAAGCTTATCCTTCATATAAGTATACATCATATCAAGCATTTCTGATTTAGCTTTCTCTTCTTCGGTATCATCCTCTAATTCTTTGTCATTGTCGAATAAGTCATCAAGTTTAAAGAGGCTTTGATTATACTCTGCTTGTTCTCCGTATGCAGAACGAAGCAATTTGTTTTTGAATGTACTAAGTGATGCAAGGATTCTTGCTTTAAGATGTTCTTCAGTACATTCACCATAGTATTTGTTGAAAACAAATAACATCTTATCCCAGAAATAAGATTGGATAATATCCGGTGTAAGATTAAACCGTTTATAATCAATCTGTCTGGTAAGGTTTCTAATTACTGGCTTACAGACTTTATAAAGTCTGTTGAAAGTAGCTTCATCATATTCTTGCATAGGTTTTAATCGATGAAGCTCTGAACCGTTATTTCCTTTACTTTTTCCCATGTTTTTAAATATTCGTTATGCAAATATAAGTATTTTTTCTTATATAAAATAATAATATTAAATATTCGGGAGCTTAAGGTAGTGGATTAGTAGTTTCTAGATAGATGTCAACATACTTAGAACTATCTCGGTACTATCAAAATCTATTAGTTTATATAATATTGCAATATAGATATGAAGAAATTTAAAGACAACATCAAGTTCAGTTTTTCCCCTGAGTTTCAGTTCGAGATACTCAGGTTTGTTTTAAAAGATAAGGAAGGAGGATTAGTACTCAAAAGGATTAAATCCAATTACCTGGTTCTCATAGAACACTCCCTTATCTTCGAGGGTATATCAAAATATTTTAAGAAGCAAGGCAGAATGCCCTCCGAGAATATCTTAAAGGAAGTATTAAAAGAGTTACTAGAATCTAAAACCTATGTGGATTTGGTAACTAAAGATGATATACCCAATATCAATAAACTAATAAGTAATCTCTATCATATACCCCTATCGGATTCTGATTATATAAAAGAAAAGATATATCAGTTCTCTACTTATGTTGAGATGAAGAACTTAAATGATTCCTTCGATTTGGATAACTTCGAACAATACGAAGAGTATTCGAGGAAGATTGAAAAGGTACTTCAGAAAAGTAAACCTAAGAAAGAAGATGAACCTTTATATATGATTCGGGATATTACCGAGAGACAGTTTAGAAGACAATCAGAACCTTCAGTTATACCTTGCCCATTTAGGCAGTTGAATGAACTAACTAATGCAGGAGGTTATCCAGAGCATTCTGTTAATGTGATACTAGATAAACCCAAGGCAAAGAAAACCTTCTTTATGGTAAACCTTGCAAGAGGTTATCTCAGAATGAAGAAGTCAGTATTATATATTGATACAGAAAATGGCCAAGAACAAATCATGGACCGTTTTATTCAATCCAGTATTAATAAAACCAAGAAGGAATTATACTCGGGTGAATATGATAAACTTGAGGCAAAGCATTTAAGGAAACTTGCAAGGTTTGGAGTTGAATTAGTGGTTGAGCGTGTACCAGCAATGATTACTAATACCACTTATATAAGGGAAAAGATAATTCAACTTCGTAATCAAGGAATCGATATTAAAGTTCTTATGGTTGACTACGCTGGTAAACTTGCATCAATAGCGGGGGATAGGGAAGATTTCGAAAGAATATCTAATGTATACGTAGATCTTCAGAATCTGGCAGAGGAATTACATTTAGACATTATATGGACTGCTCATCACATTACTCGTGAAGGTAAAAAGCATAGGCTTACTCGGTATGATGAGAATGATATCTCTGGTTCAATTGCAATCGTTCGTAATGCCCAGGTTATCATGGGTCTTAACTCTACTGAGCAAGAAGAAAAAGATAATATTCTTCGAGCTGAGATAGTAGTACAAAGGGATGGTCTTCCTTCCGGTAGAGCATTATTCAAATGCGATGTCGAAAGGCAAAGATGTACGGAATTTACAAGGGAACAACGTAAACAATATGATGAAGTGTATTCTGGAGTATTAGATTCTATGATGAAGAGTTCTAAAGATAATCCCTCTGCAAATAAAGAAAAGTATGAGAAGAAATCAGGTGATATCTAAAAGAAAGTTAATCTCTAATATAGTAGGGTGGCCAGATTATTATATTTCTAAGAGAAGTAGGTTATATAGATACTACCCTAAAAGAAAAGTATAAGCTAAGTAAAGCTAGTATTAGTCACTACTTAAATAGAAGTTTATGAAAATAACAAATCAGTTTAAGTCTAAGCTCAAAACTTATTTCATTAAAAGACTTGGAGCTTTTGAATATCGACATGGCTGGATGCGTATACCAACTTGCCCCTATTGTGGGAGAGAACATAAGTTGGGAGTTAACCTTTCTATGTATAGAACCAATTGTTTTAGATGTAATGCCCATCCTTCTCCTGCTCAACTAATAATGGATATAGAAGGATTTACTGAGTACCATGAACTAATTAATTTTTTGAACAATGGCCAATTTGATGAACTACAGTTTAAGGAAGAGAAAATCGAACTTGCCGAAAGTAAGCCCGTATATCTCCCTGAGGGATTTAGAAATATTTCGCTTGGAGACAGCCAACTTGCAAAAAGCATTCGAGGGTATGTCAAGAAACGCGGATTTAGCCTCGAGAAGTTTTCAAGATACGGTATCGGCTATGGAACAAGCGGCTCAACATATGGGTACCTTATCATCCCGTTTTATTATCGAGGACAACTTAGGTATTACAATGCTCGAAATGTTATCGGCAAAGGGCCCAGATATAATAACCCAGACAAAGACATCACCGGTTTGGGAAAACAATTTATCATCTTTAATCATGATGCGTTGGAGATGTATCGGTCGGTATTCATTTGCGAAGGGGCACTTAATGCTCTCACAATTGGGGATAGAGCAATTGCCACAATGGGCAAAGCTATATCTGCATTCCAAGTCAATGAGTTACTTAAATCCCAATGCGAAAGATTTATTATATTGTTGGACCCAGACGCAAAAGAATATGCCATCAACTTGGCTCTCAAACTTGTTGCCTATAAAAAGGTCAAGGTGGTGTTTTTACCAGACGGAAAAGACGTAAATGATTTAGGGAGAAGTCAGACACTTAAGTTAGTATATGCTACCAGGTACCAAAGTTATCAAGAATTGATATCAATCAGAAACTCATTGAAATAGGGAGTTCCTATTATATTATAAAATAATATATTTATGCGTGAACCATCTATCCATATAACTAAGTCTCAATTTGAGGAAATATTAAATACCTTAGAGGTAGATAATTTCCCAGTTGAGGCTTTTTTTGTTATTGCTCGAAAGGAGGCAATAAATCATAGAGCAGTCTTAGTTTCTAATAATAAGAATACTAAGAAAGTTTCTAACATTTTACTAGCATCCAAGGGAGATGCTGCCCTTGTTGCTGATATTTTATACGCAACTCGTATAAAGTTAAAGCATAGGGGAGTTCGTAAAATAAATGAGAGTAATTCCCGAGAATGGGCAAATTGTAAAAAGCTTGCAGAGATATGTAATACCTTTTGTGAAGATTTTAAATTTGATACCCGGGAAGGTTTTATTAAATACATTGAGACTGGGTTAAAGAGAATGACTGATTATCGTAATGTTATGCAAAGGTTATTATCCATGCAGGAGAACATTACTAATCAGGTAGAGGCCGAATTAGAACTCAAGGGGGATAAGGACCCAGGCTTTACCAAAGACATCCATGATGAATTCATAAAAAGAGTTGCTAGTGTTACTGGTATTTATGAATCTTATGAACATCAGCCAGAGAAATATGTTCACTTTCTTAGGATTCATAATCTAATGGATGAAAAGGATTGGAATGTATTTCAATTTTTGGATGCCCAGTTCGAAGCTCTTGCTTGGTGTAATGGATTACCAGAACCAAGTCAGATGTATACTGATAAAGCAGTAGAAAGGTATAATAAGTATTTATATAAAAATAAGAATAAAAAATCCTTAGAGGAACCTCAAGTTGAGGGCTCTCTCTGGGATAAGATTAATAATTAAAACATAACGTTATGAAAGCTTTAAAATTTTTAGGTAACAGAGTAGATGATTCTACTAAGAAAGGTGTAACTGTAATTATCAAATGAGTAAGCTAATTATACAGAATGGGAATATGTGCGAACTTGACTTACCTCTTAAGTTCGCACAGAAACTCTATGCAGAGTTTGCCATTCGTCATCCAAATGCTTTCTACTTACGTACAAGGCAAAGAGGTATGCAGAATTGGGATGGTAAAATTCATTACGTTAATAAGCATGGTGAATTTAAAATAGGTTTACTTCCTGCAGTATATGAAAAGTGTATTGAGTATGGAATTAAACCTAAAGTTGTAGATATGCGACAACCATTACCTAAAGTCAATGAAGTTGTTACGAAGATAGGAGAATATAAATTAAGACCAGAACAAGAGAAGGCTGTTAAAGCAGTAATCAATAATAAGGTAGGTAAAGTACCTTTTCAAATTGGGGTTTTAGATTACACCGTTAATGCAGGTAAATGCACCGGTAAGGGTACCCTAATACATACCGAGGATGGGTTATTACCTATAGAAAAAATCATATCTGAAACAGGTAAGATACGATATAAAGGTAAAGTCCTTACTAAAGAGGGTGTATTAGTAAAACCTAATGCAGGAGTTTATAATGAGATTAAGGTAGTAAAGATAACTACTTCTCAGGGTTATACTCTAATCTGTGGATATGAAAATCACAGATTATATACTTATTATGGGGATAATCTACAATGGGTATATGTCAAGGATTTAAAGAAAGGGGATTGTTTACCTATCTCCTTAGAATATACTCATTCTAAAAATACCATAGGTAAAAACCTTAGCTATACTTTGGGAGCTTTATCCGGAGATGGTCATATTCATCAAGTTTCTAAAAATCAAATAAACATATCTATATCAGGTCAAGATATAGAAGTAGCCGAAGTAGTTAAAGCTACTATGGATGAAATCTGTAAAACTCCTGTAGAAATAAAACCCCACAAAAGATTTAAAGGTTTTCATATATCTAAATCCGATACTAATTTTGCTAAACTACTTCAAGAGGAATATCCAGAATTAATTGGTACTGCCCATGAAAAGTACATACCCGATAAGATTCTTCAGGCTTCTTATGATGACTTAAGGAATTATATAGCAGGTTTATTTGATACAGATGGGCATAATTCATCATCTCATGGTAGAAGATCCTTATCTTTTACTACTGTAAATCTTGAAAATGCTCGTAGAGTACAACAAGCTTTATTATCTTTAGGGATAGCTTGTTGTCTTAAACCCAAGAAGACTTCATGTAATGGTAAAGAGAGTATAGCTTATAGAATAACTATTCATAGCGAATTTTATGATGAGTTTCTAGAAATAATACCCATGAGGATTGAAAGAAAATGTATTCCTAGCAATTCTCAACGGAATAACTACAGTAATAAATTACCTTTTAGTAATTTTGCTAAAGAACTTTATGATAAGCTTTCTTGGAAAGAGAAAGGTAAGTTTAGAAAAACCTATGGTAGAGTTATAAGTACACAGGTAAGTCATCATAATAGATTAACTTTAACTGCTTTTAATTGCTTAGTAGAATTCTTAGGCTCTAATAATGATAAAGCTACAGAATTACTAAATATTTCTAGTAATTGTTATTGGGATAAAATAGATAAGATAGAAATCTTAGATAAATACCCATGTTATGATATGGAGATACCTAAGTATCATAATTACCTATCTAATGGATTCATATCTCATAACACACTTATCATGTCGTCTTTATATTTATCCTATAAGAAGCAGTTAAAGACTTTGCTAATAACTAATGATTCGGATTGGTTAAATCAAGCTAGAGAAGAATTTAAGCAATATCTTCCCGGAGAGGATATCACTTTTGTTCAAGGCAAAGTTTTAAACTGGAGTAATTTTACCATAGGTATGGTTCAGTCTATTTCGAGGAACATGAGATTCTATCAAAAAGAATTATCTCAGATAGATATGGTACTTGTAGATGAGGCTGACCAGGGAGGTAGTAAGCAATATCAGAATGTAATCACCCGACTGTTTAATACCAGAATTCGTATAGGGTTATCTGGTACCATTTATATGAGTAAACTTGCTAAGGATAAGGTCAAGAACATGAACCTAGAATGTTTCTTTGGTAAAGTGATTGCTGAGTTTAAACTTAAGGATTCCATCAAGAAGGGTTACTCAACTAAAACTATCGTAAAGATGGTACCCGGTAAACCTTGGTATGGTAATTGGGAATCTGATTGTATATCCTATAAGGAGATATATGATGATTCTATTACCGAAAGTAATACCGCGTGGACCATGGCTTATAATCGATTACGATGGAATATTAATCAAGGTAGATATCCTGCTCTTGTAGTATGCAAGCATATTGCACATTGTGAAAATCTATATAAGTTCTTTAAAAAGAAACTGGGCGATGCCTATAATATTGCCTACGTGCATGTTAATACTCCCTCTAAGTTAAGACAACAAATAATGAGGGATTTTAGGGAAGGCAAAATAGATATCCTGGTATCAACTACAATCATTGCTCGAGGTAAAAACTTTCCTAAGCTTAGGTATTTACTTAATGCAGCAAGCATGGATAGTCAGGAAAAATCTATTCAGTTTCTTGGTCGTTTGGTAAGAACCGATAAATCGAAAAAGAAAGTATACCTGGATGACCTTCATTATCCTGGCCCTTATTTAGATAGGCATGGTAAGCATAGGAAGCAATATTATCAGAGACAAGAATTGAAAGTAATACTGTTAGATAAGCTATGGAAGAAACATCCTAACCATAGCCTTATTAAGAGTTAACTAGAAGTACTATGAGTATTTACTTTTTCTCCGTAGGAGGAAAAGAAGATTACAATTAATAAGCATATAGGCATTATGAATAATGATAAACTAATATGTATCAGAGATGAAGATGATACTAAACTAACTACTCTATTATCAGATGGTTGGAGGATAATTCAAATCTCTGCATCAGGTATTTATTGCTGGGTACTCTTAAGGAAACCCAATAACACTAAAAAGAAAATCAAAGGCTTTCAGTGATGGAGAAATATATTTTAATTACAGCGGTTGTTATTATGATAATAATACTCGCTTTAGACTTCATACTTTCTAAGGATGGCTATCAATGCCATTCATGTAAGAAACGTTTTCATAAAGAGGATTTAGAAATCAAGGGATGGCATTTCAAAGAATGGGTCTGTCCTAATTGTAAACACCTTAATTATACTTATGATGAGGAAGATTAAAGAATGGTTTAAGTCTCTTGTTGTTGGGGAGGTACATAATCCTAAACATGTATTCAACTGTAGAGATTTGATATGGATATCAAGCTTGGAAACTTCTCAAAATACTCCCGAATGCTTTACTCATTATTTCTATCTGTACTGGAGTAATGGTATGGTAGTCAAAGTATGTCAAGAGAGTCATGATAGAAATTCATACCCAGACTTATATAAACTCAGGGAACTATTTATTAATAACATCGGTTATTCCTATGTTCCCATAGAGGATAACAGTGAAATATACATTTTATAAACGTAAAAAAAAGATATATAATGGCTAAGAAAAAGAAACAACTTCCTGACTTATCGAAGCAAGATATCCTTACTCCCATAGATGTTAGTACTCTGGGAACTAATGGAGACCCTTGCTTCGGTATTGGGTATGACCTATCAACTAAAGAGTGTAAGCTATGCGGAGACTCAGAGCTATGTGCATTCAAGATGTCTCAGAACTTGAATATCACAAGGAAAGAGCTAGAACAGAAGAATCAATACAAGGATTTGGATGTATTAGAAGATACGGTTGGTATCAAGAAATACATCCGAGGCTTGATTCGGAAAGGGAAAGACAGAAAAGAGGTTATTACCAAAACCGTTGAGAAATTCGAAGTACCAAGAAAACGTATTAGAGAACTTTATAAAGAGTGTATTAAATAATGAAACCAATAGAGATGATATGGGCTATGTTCAAGGTATACCTTAATAACCCAAACTATTTTGTAAAGCAAGAAGATGTACTTGCTAACCTTTGTATGGAAGGTTCTACCGATGTAATCAGGATGTGTAATTCATTGGAAGTACATGTTTCTAGACCCGAGAAATTAACCTTTGGACAACTTTTACATAAATGCAATATATTATGAACAGATTTAGATTTATCAAAGTAAGGGAGGTAGTATCTCCCAACAGAGCAAACCCAAATGATGCTGGGTTAGATTTTTATGTACCAACCAACTTGACTTCAGAGGATATCCACTCTAAGAATGAATTTGATTCAGGAGGATATGATTTGGATATACCCTTTAGTGAATCATTCGTAAGGCATATAGCTTTAAAACCAGGTCATCGTATACTTATCCCATCGGGTATCAAAGGTTTGCTAGAACCTCCTGCATCTATGTTAATGGCAGCAAACAAATCTGGTATAGCTACTAAGAAAGGGTTAATCTTTACTGCCGAGATAGTGGATTCTCCCTATGTTGGAGAGATACACATTGGAGTATACAACACTTCTCAAGAAGCCCAGGTTATTGAAGCTGGCCAGAAGCTGGTACAATTTATTCATGTACCTATCTATATTACTGAACTAGAAGAGATTCAACAAGAGGAATTTTATACTGAATCCCAGATGTGGGGAAGTAGAGGAGGGAATGGTTTTGGTTCATCTCAAAACATAAAATAGTGGAAGATAATATATTAGGATTCCCAGGATATCATATTACTCGGGAGGGTAAGCTTTATAATAAGGGACATCCCGTAAAGACTTTCTTCCATAAAAGATACGAACGTACTAAACTTAGAAATAATAAGGTATCTAAGAATGTAAAAATACATAGATTAGTAGCAGAAGCCTATATACCTAATCCGAATAATTTACCAGTAGTAATGCACTTAGATGACAACCCTTTGAATAATCGTTTAGAGAACCTTAAATGGGGTACTCAAAAAGATAATGTATATGATGCCATTAATAAGGGTAGGTTGAAATTAAAAGGTATAAATAATCCTATGTATGGAGTAAGTAGAAGAGGTCTATTTGCTCCTCATACTTCATTAACAGTACGTAGTATTCGAAGATTAGAGAGATTGAAATTAAAAGGTAATACTAACAAGTACATAGCTAAAAGGTTGAAGGTTAGTAATGCTACTGTTGGTAATTATCTTAATGGTAAACATTATAAAAGTTAACATTTTGGATATAAGAAATATAAGTGAACCAGTACCTAAAGTAGAAACTAATGGGGTACTATTAAAGATGTATGAATTGGGGTTAGAACAATTGCAGGGATATAGGCAAATAGAGCAGTTACCTGATTATCCATTTGATATCAATAATGCAAAGAACCAGGTAATACTCAAGGACTTTATAGGTAGGGTAATTGAAGAACTTACCGAGGGTTTTGAATCTACCGAAGAAGTATTTGAATTATGTCAGAAGAATGGTTGGAATATCGAGATGTTCAATGAAAATGAATGTCAATTGATATTGAATTCTCTTGCTAATGCAAATGAAGAACAAGCAGATGCTTTAGGCTTTTTCTTTACTCTTCTAGTATATTCAAATATACTTCCCGAAGATATACTTAGTTATAATAAAGCAAAAGACTTATTTGAAGTGATGGCTATTGGGGTTAAAGAACTGGTAATCAAATATCCAGATTATCAGAACTTATTGAAATTCGACATTATCTGTAAAGAGGATTTCTATGAGGATGAAGGTAAGTGGGAACATATAAATTCCTATACTCCAGGCTTTCACCAGATGAACGAACTATCCCATGAAGCTGAGAAATTATACCTATGGGAAGTAATCTATGAACTCAATAAAGCTAGAAATTTCCTTAAATGTAGACCATGGAAACAAACTCAAGTGATGACTAAGGAAATAGATTTTCAAGAATCCTTGGTAAAAGCTTTCTATCTCTATATGGGATTCTTAGCGATGAATGGGTTTACTCCTCTCGGATTATTTAGTTTATTCTTTAAAAAACAACGTCTCAATAGATGGAGGCAACAAACTAATTATTAACATGTCAGGTTGGAATAAGAAATTAGAGGGGCTTCAACTTAATACGGAGGAGTCCCTCCATTCGTTAGAATTTGCTACTTCACAGGAAGCATGGGAAAAACTCAATGAGGGATTCCTAAGATTAGACCCAATCCTATTTGGGAAAGGAGCTATGGCTAATAGTGGGGTAGCAGTAGTGTATAATGTATTTATAAAAATACGAAAAGCATGGGTAGACCCCGAATTTGATTATGGGAGATGTTTCAATTACAAAGAAACTAAGTGGACTAGCTTATTGAATAACTACATAGATTTTAATAAGCTTGACTTGTTGCGTAGTAAACTGAGAGTACTGAGAAATAAGTACAATCAGAATTACAATATAACTTATATGTTTAACAATCATCATGATAACGGTAAACAATGTCTAATAGCTGCGACTTTTTCAAAACGATTCGGGGAGGACATCCCAGTTATTACAATGGTAGTTCGGGCTTCGGAGATTACCAAGAGGTTAATATTCGATTTCCTATTAATTCAACGAATGTCAGAGTACGTATATGGTCCGGATCAGTCAGTACAAATCAACCTATTTGCGACTCAAATGTACGGAAATGTGGAGACACTTCTAATGTATCATACCCATAAACCTTTGAAGAAGGTACTTAAAGGAGCAGAGGAGAATTCATGGAATAAGAGGATAAAAGAGATATGGAAAAAATTCCAAAAGGGCACAGAGAAGGAATTCTCTTCATTCAAGGTATTCTTTAGAAGTTTTAAAGTGCTCAGACCAGATTTATATGAGGAAACATATAAATCAATGAAAGCAAAAGAATTACTTCTTGAATACGAAGATATTGAATATCCCGAGAATGTAATTTCTTACTCTCAACGTAAAGCCTATAAGAAGAAACTTTTAAAGAAACAGAAGAATGAGAATCTACAGTAATTCTTTTGAGTTAATGTCAGAACTTGGCAGAGAACTCAACAGTTATGGTCAAACTGTAAAACCAAAGACCTATCAGAATAAAGTAATTGAAGGTAAAGAAGAGTTTGAAACAAAGGAACTGATTTGCCAACAATATTGCTTAACTTCACTCGGAGACCCAGTATGGTTATTTGTATTCTCTCATTCAAAAGAATGGGCAGATGAAGAGTTCAGAGAAAGAGTCAGTTGGTATGGATGTAATCCTGGTAGAGCTTGGGAATTAAGAAAAGACCTATGGGAACAATTCTTGGTAGAAGGTCAAAATGGGAAAAAGTTTGATTATAGTTATCCGGAAAGGATTTGGAACGATTTAAGTGATACTGGTAAGTTAGCTTTAGAAGAGGTAATCAACCTTCTTAAAAGGGATAATGATACTCGTAAAGCAGTACTTCCCATATTCCATGGTTCAGATTTATGTTTTCTTGACGGTAGTAGACGTATACCATGCTCAATGTATTATGATTTTCTTATCCGTCAGAATGGTAAAGGAGAGAAAGTATTACATATTTGCTATCACCAAAGAAGTTCAGATTTTGTTACTCACTTTGGTAATGATGTATACCTTGCATGGAGACTCATGGAATATGTATCTCAAGAGGTAGGAATAAAACCCGGTTATCTGTATCACACAATTGATTCTCTTCATTCATATAAAAAAGATTGGATAGCATTAGCTTCTAATCTGGAAGACTTACAAGAGAAATACTAATATACGAGGGATGTATCTACTACTGGGGGGTATGTCCCTTTTTCTATTTTAAAATATGGAGACACGGTATACAATAATAAAAAACAAGAGAGAGCTTAAGAAACTTATTGCTTGTTGTAAAGCTACGGGTTATGCTTGCTGTGACTATGAAACGAATGCAGAACCTATTTATAATAAGAGTTTTAAACCTACAATTCTCTCTGTATCTTGGATGCCTGGGTTTGGTGCTTCTATCCCCTTAGACCATTTCCAAACAAAAGCTTATACTTCACCAGGTTGGAATTGGAAAAAGATGTTAAGGAAATTTGGGGAAGAAGTAATTGAGAATTATGAGATAACTAAGGTTGCATGGAACTGGAAATTTGACGACCAGATAAACCAGAAGTATCATATATTCTACAGAGGTACATGTTTAGATGGGATGCTTGCTAAATATGTTCTCAATGAGGAAAAACCCCATGGGTTAAAGGATATGGTTAGAAGATATCTACCAGAATATGGTGATTATGAAAAGCAAGATAAGTTTGATAAGATACCCTGGGATAAAAAGGAATTAGACCCCTTATGTAAATATGGCTGTCAAGATACGGATTATACTCTTAGGTTAATGATATTTTTTGAAAAGAAGTTGATTGATTTGGGTATGTATTCGGTATTCCGTAATTTATTTATGTGTAATTCACGAGTACTCACCTCAGTAGAGAAAGAGGGATTATATCTAGATACTGAGTTCAATAAAAAGCTTCTGGAAGAATATAAACCAAAAATAGATGCTGCTAGACAAGCAATATATGACTTGCCAAGAGTAAAGAAATTCGAAAAGAAGTACAACCAAGAAAAGATTGATAAGTATATTCAATCTATCGAATCAGAACTTGAAGAGTTAGATTATAATGACCCAAAGGATAAACGGAAGATTGCATCAAGGGAACAGAAAATCTCAAATATCAAAGCAGGTATATTCACAACTAAAAAGGAACAAGAATTAATAAGGCCCATTAATTTGGGTAGCCCAGTTGATTTACCTGCATTGATGTATTCAGAAGATGGCTTTCATTTTGATGTGATTAAGGATAATGAATCTGGTAAACCAAGTACTGATGAAGAAACTCTTACTAACCTTAGGTTAACTATTAAAAAGCCAGATTCACCAAAGGCAATATTCCTTGACAAGCTTCTTGAATTACGAGGTTTGCAGAAAATGTATACTACTTATATTGAGGGTTGGCATGAAAAAGTCCAAGATGATTCTCGATTACACGGTAGGTATAATATACATGGTACTGATTCTAATAGATTTAGTTCGGCTGACCCAAATATGCAGCAAATACCAAAGACATCAGTAGACCCAAATATCAAGAAACAATTAGTTGCTCCTCCAGGTTATTTATATATGGCATTCGACTATTCCCAGGCAGAGTTAAGAATGATGGCTCATCTATCGGGTGATGAAACATATCTTGATGCTTTTGCAAAGGGGGCTGACCCTCACTTGGGTATAGCAGCAGCAAAATATGGAGTATCAATTGAGGAAGCCTCTAAAATATACGAAGATGAAAATCATCCTGACCATAAATTATGGAAGACTAGAAGAAAACAAGCTAAGCAAATTGCATTCGGTTTGATTTATGGTATTGGGGAAGCTTTACTTGCAGTAAAATTATCCGACCCAAAAGCTGGTATTATAGTTACTAAAGAAGAAGCTCATAAAGAAATGGCAGAGTTCTTTGAGAAACACCCAAAGATACTTAAGTTCAAAGAGAAGCAAGAGAAATTCCTTCGTAAGCATGGGTATTATACTCAGTTATTTGGTACTAAGAGAAGATTACCCCAGATATACTCAAACGACAAACAAGAAGTTGCTTATGCTATTCGTTTGGGACTTAATTTTCCTTGCTTATTACCATCATCTCAGGCTCTTAGTAAAACTAAGGGATGGGTAAACTATGAAGATTTAAAGGTTGGTGATGAGATATTAGCTTTTAATCGGGATATAGGAGAATCAGAATGGCAAAAGGTTGAAAGGGTAAATGTATTTGATTATGATGGAGATATGATTAGGTTAAAGACAAAACATCTAGACGTATTATCAACCCCAGACCATAGATGGGTAGTTACTAAACCAAATAAGATATCTAAGTTAGATAATACCGAAGTATTAACTTCTGAAGAATTATACAATTCAGATAAACCTTATGCTATCCCAATAAGAGCTCCTCATAATAATCAAGTGAAAGCTAGATATTCGGATGCTTATGTAGCTTTTTTAGGTTGGTATCTTACTGATGGTCATCTGAAGAATGGTAACATAGTAAGAATATGTCAGAGTAATACTGCAAATCCTCACAAGGTAGGTATTATTGATTCTATTATGGAAGAATTAGATGTAGAATTCTCCCGTAGAGAAAAGAATCAAGTGATATGGGAAATAAGAGACCCAGGATTTGTTTATAAACTTAATAGGTTAGTTCCTGAACGTAAGTTAAATATGAAGTTATTAACTCGATTAACTAACCCTCAATTAAGTATCTTATTAGAGAATATGAGATTAGGGGATGGTTGGTCGATATGGGCAACCGGAGATAAAACTCAAGGAGAATTACTTCAGGCTTTGGTAGTACTTTGTAACAATACCTCAAGTATGTATGAATTATCACATGAAGGTGACCTATCTTATTTTAAAGATAAGAAACCAAGTAAATATGGTCAAGAGTTTGTACGGGCCACTAAAACTAGTTATGGAGTAAAATTCTCTAATTTTAGGAAATCAGTAAACACCAAGAATACTTACAATTCAGAGAATAATTTAACGAAAGAGAATTATGTAGGTAAAGTATGGTGTCCTACTGTAAAATCTGGAGCTTTCTTTACAAGGGTAATTGGTGAAGATAAACGATATAGAACTTTAATCACGGGTAATTGCCAGGGTGCTGCAGCAAATATGACCAACTTCGGAGCTATTCTTGTTTATTGGTTAATGCGACAAGGTAAATTACCAATGATGAAAGAAGCTTGTACGGTACATGATGCAGTATATATGTATTCTAAACCAGAAGATATAAATACATGGACTGTATATACCATTTGGAATATCCTACGTAACCCAAGTACTAAGAAGTATTTCGGTTTTCAAGTAGATGACGTAACTCTATCAATGGATTTTACAATAGGCCGGTCTATGGCAGAAGAATTACCATTTATGCCCGGATATGATTATACTAGAATGTTAAAACCAGACTTTTCGGTAGAAGAGTACATGGAGGAATACCATAAGTTTAAGACTCGTAAAATTGGTAATTTTAGTGCAGCTTCACCAGAAGTATTTATGGAACTATATAAAAAGGAAATCCATAAATATCAACGAGAATATGAAAAATCGAGAAAAGGGTAATATACCCGGGTTTAGTAATTATTACATATCCCGTACTGGAAAATTATACTCGAAATTTACTGGTAGTTGGAAATTAGTAAAACCTGCTATGAAAGATAATGGTTATTTATCTAACTCTTTAGTAGGAGATGGTGGTAAACGGAAGAACTTTTATAGACACAGGTTAGTTGCTTCTATTTACATCCCTAACCCAAACAATTATCCTCAAGTATGTCATAAAAATAACAATCCAGAGGATAATCGGGTAGGTAATTTATATTGGGGTACAGCTAAGATGAATATGGGTCAGTGTATAGAAGATAAAAGATTCTATTTTGTTGGTAAAGAACGAGAACGTAAGGTAAATGTAGAATTATTAATTTCTAGGTATATAGAGGGTATACCAAGAAAAGATATACTAGAAGAATTCGGTATATCAACTGGAGTATTATATAAAATATTACGGTATAATAACATAAAACTAAGGAAATGAAGAAGATTTTAAACGGGCCCACGGTATGGAGGGCTAAATGCCCAGTATGTGATTGCGAATTTGAATATGATACCAGTGAAACTTTTGGGGTTTATAATAAATCTGGGGATTATTTTAGGATAGTACAATGTCCTAATTGTAAAACTAATATAAAGCATTCAGATTCAGTATCTACCATTACAGGAGTGAAAAGAGAAGATACTATGTCTACATAAATAATATAAATTTATGGAATTATGGCAACACAGAAAGAGATTGATAATGCAAGTAAGTTAACTGCCCTCACTTATATGGTTGCAGGTTGCTTAGGTTATTCTATCGAAAATTTACTTAAGTATTTAGATGGGGTTAATCTAAGGTTGAGTGGACAAGAAAAAATGTTACTTAACCGATTAAAGACTCAGTTATCTCAAGTACAAACTAATCTTACTACTTTAGAGGGATTGGCTTTTAAAGTAATGGCTACGGATGAGGATGGTAAACTTGCTTATGAAGATGCCACCCATATTTATTGGGCTGCATTTTTAGCATTACTCGATAGAGGTGGTACTGATAACTTATGCGACTTAAGATTAATGGCTTTGGTAGATAAGATAAGCATCTATAAATCTCTTCTTAATTTGCCCGGTATGAAACTCTCTTATCAAATGGCTTTTGCTCAAGTAACTAAAGCAATAAGCAAAGGGGAATTTAGTAAAGAAGACTTTAAAAACCTATTAGAAGTTTATGAAGACGGAGCTAAAGAAACTAAAGGTTAAATTTGAGGGTAGGTCCCTAGAAATAGATATTCAAAAAGAATTGTCTATCAATGAGAATATCATTAATTCTCAGCTACGAGAATCTCCTTCTAGTTATTATATTCTTTGTTCTCTTAGAGATAAGTATATAAAGGAAAGAGATTTACTAGCAAGGGAAAAGGATGAAGCCTATTCCAATGCTTGGGTATATTATAAGGATGCTAATGAAAGGTGGAATAACGAATATGTTTCTCATAAGGCAAATCTTAACAAGAAGTATTCTTCTATTTATGAGAGATACTTAAAAGCTGTAGAAAAAGCAAATAAGTTCATAGCTATATGTAAAGCCTATGAGAGTCGGGAGAATATACTAAGAACTATTAATGCGAATCTAAGAAAGGGTTAACCCATTGAACGGTTAACCCATTGAACTATAAATAATTACTAACTTTTAAAAACAGTATTAGAATATGAATTATTCAATGACATTTATCTCACCTCTTGTGGCTGAGAAATTTAATCAAGAATTACCTGGATGCCCTACAGAAAATCGGGTACTTATTTTATCTCCAAAGGAGGTAAATCAAACTAAATCCGGTTTGATTATCCCTGAACAAGTAAAAGAGGGAGTTCCTCGTAAAGGGGTTGTAGTAAAGAGTGGGGAAATTACCGAAGAATACAAAACCTACCGAGAATTGGTTGCTGTAGGTAGAATAGTTACCTATGGTTTGTATGCAGGTAAAGAACTTGAATTCGAAACGGACAAACTATCTCCTGCTCTCAAACAACTTTTAGAGAAAAACGTTCTTACCGTATTGAGTATGAACGAAGTAGTTTACTCAGAACCGAATAATTAAAACTAATCATTATGATAAAAGACAAGAAGAAAAAGAAAGTTTCATCAGAGGGACTTTCTACAAAAGAAAAGATGCTAGCTAGAAAGAAACAGCTAGAATCCAAGGGAAATGGTAGTGGGTTAGTATATCCAAAAGAGGGAACTCTGAGAATGAGAATTAAATCTCCGGGTGATGACCAAGAATTGGGTATCGAAATTATTCAATTCTACCTGGGTGGCAATTTGGGAGGAGTTATATCTCCGGCTACTTTTGATGAACCTTGCCCATTCATGGAGAAATATCAAGAATTGAAAAACTCTAAGGATGAAGATGACAAGGAACTTGCCAAGAATTTGGTGCCAAGAAGAAGATATGTCATCGGTGGTATCATTTACTCAGATGAAAAGGGTAGTAAGGTAGATTACGAAGGCAAAGATAAGGGAGTTTTAGTTCCTCGCTCAGTATACCAGGATATCATTGACCTTTACCTTGATGAAGATGAGGCAGGTGATATGACAGACCCAAAAACTGGATACGATATCAAGGTAATTCGTTCCGGGTCTGGTAAACTAGATACCACTTATTCTGCCCGTGCTTGCAAACCAACTAAGTTGGACAAGAAATATCAAGGTACAATTGACCTTGAGGGGATAGTTCGTTCTCAAATCAAATCCTATGATGAGTTGGAAGATTTACTTTCACAGTATCTAAACGAAGACCATGGGGATGACGATGATGACGATAAGTCAAAGAAGAAAAAGAAAAAGGGAGTTCACAAAGACCATTACATGGAAGATGATGAACCTAAGAAAAAGAAAAGAAAATACAAATCGGATATTTAAGGGTTAGTAATATGGTTTCATTCGAAGGTGGTAATTGGATTCGTTCTGTTATCACCTTCTTTAGTTTAAAGACATTACATTATGGCAAAGAAATCTAAGGTTGGTTTAAAAGTACCAACAGCAAATGAGATGGCAAAGAAATATGGGAGTATGATTAAATTAGCTTCAGAAGTAACTGATACCGATTTATATATACCATCTACTTTCTTTGCTTTGAACTACTTATTCGGTAAGGGTATTCCTTATGGTAAAATCGTTGAGATTGCTGGAGAGGAATCCTCTGGTAAATCTTTAGTGGCTTATAACTTTGCTTATGCTACTCAACAACTTGGAGGTCATGTGATATGGGTAGATGCTGAACAATCCTGGATGAATTCATGGGCTGAAATCAATGGAGTAGACCCTGCAAGAGTAACCATTGTTAATGATACCCGTATTGAATATATTGCAGACGTAGTGGCAGACTTAGCAATATATTTACGTTCTCAATTAACTCACAATGAACCGATACTCTTAGTAATTGATTCTATTGCAGCTACAGACTGTACAGATAATATCGATGCTAAGATGGTTGATGGTAAAGCAGAAATGGGAGGTAGAGCAAAGGCTCTTTACAAATACTTCCGTATCAGAAGTGAATTATTCTACAAACTGGGAGTATCTCAGATTTATATTAACCAATTAAGAACTGCTTTGAATGTCGGATTTGGAAAAGATAACACAACAACTACAGGAGGTGCAGCACTTAAGTTCTACGCTTCAATCAGAGCTGCTTTCTATTCAGGAAGGTCTGTTACCATTAAACAAAATGGGAAAGAAAGGAAAGCTGGGAAACTTGTCACTATCAGACTTATTAAAAATAAAGTTGCGCCTCCTCGACCTACAATCAGCAAATGCCCTGTATATTTCAATCCTAAATTCCACGAAGTCGGGTTTGACAGATGCTATGCTTTAGAAGATGTATTGGTAGATACCGATGTAATCGAAAAAACTACTGGTGGGTATAAATTGAAAGGGAAAACTCTTGCAAGAGGGGAAGAGAAATTCCAAAAGCTTTTGGAAGAAGACGATGAACTTCGTAGAAAACTTTTACGGAAAGCTGGAGTAAATACCATAGGTACTACTAAAAAACAACTGGGGAAAATAGAAACAAATCTATTCCCAGTCGATGGTGTAGAATATGAAAACTATTCAGATTCAGAAGAGGAGGAGGAAGACGATGAATAAGAAAGAGGTAGAAGGTATAGAGAAAGTAATTAAAGAGTACCTTAAGAAAAATTTGAGAATGGAATCTAGGGTTAGGTATCTAGATGCTTATAGCTCATCAGAGAATTATTTAGATGTATATCTTGGAGAGGAAAAGATTCAAGAAGTTTCACTTTATGAATTAGATTTTGGACGATGAGCAAGAAAACACAATTTACAAGGTCCAAGAATAAGATAGGTAGTCTGTCTTGGACTTCTCCAATCTATACTCATGGAGAAGGTAAGTATCAGAATAAAATACTTCATGATAATATCCCAGGATATCCAGGATACCACATCTCTAAGAGAGGTAAAATATATTCAAGGTGGGATGTTAATGGTAAGGGTATATTAAACAAAAGATATCACTTAAAACAACCTCATCTAAATAAGAATGGGAGGTATATAGTAGGATTATCTCAACCAGGTATAGGTACTACAAAATGGTTATTACACAGATTGGTGGCTTTAGTTTATATACCTAATCCCGAAAATTTACCCTATGTTTGCCATAAAGATAATGTACCTACTAATAATTCAGTTAAGAACCTTTATTGGGGTACACAAAAAGACAATATGTCTCAAGCTTCTAGGGATGGGAGGATGGTAAACAAATTAAAAGGTAAATGTATCAAAGGTACAGAGATTCAAAGGTCATATATACCTAAGTTGATAGGTATGGGGTTTACTAGAAAAGAGGTATCAGAGATAACCGGGCTGGGACATCAACTAATATCAGATTATTATATTAAATATAAAAATA